ATTAATATTTGGAACTTGGATTCTAAGAGTTACTAACAATATGAATATTGAAAATGGATTGAATTTTATAAATATTAATGATGAACCAATTATAAAATTTAAAACAGTAAAAAAAGAAGGTGTATTTGGTATTAAAAAATCAAGAACAGCTTTAATTAAAAATATTAAACCTACTTCAAAAAATAGCTATAATTTTATATTAAATTATTCAACAAAAAATACTTATTCATATTCATTTTTAGGGATTGAAATTCCTGAATTTAAATCAAATAGTATTACATATGATAAAATTAATGTTTTATCAATAAATATTTATGATAAAACACTTATCATAATTGATAATGAATCAAGTTTCTATTATATATTTGATTTAAATATTGGAAAATTAAGATATCCAGATATTGAGACTAATTTGAATACATTTCTATTTACACAAATTATTGGTATATTATTAAGTGTAATAATTTCAAAACTATTATAATCATGAAGTTTTAACACATAGACTGAAACATGTATATTAATAATAAGATTTAATAGAACTTAAATATATTTAAAAATAATAATAAATTAAAGATGATATCTTGTAGATTATGTGGAGGTTTAGGTAACCAATTATTTCAAATTTTTACGACAATTTCTTATGCAATGAAATATTCAAAACCTTTTTTCTTTTTAAATAATCAACAATTAGGGAATGGTACAAATGATTCAACAATTAGATATACTTATTGGGACACTTTTTTAACAGCAATGAAACCGTTTTTAAAGAATGCTACTGAAATTCCACAATTAATGTTTATATATGAAAAAACATTTTTGTACCAAGATATTCCAGAAAATTTACAAAATAATTATGGTACTTTGTTAGTTGGATATTATCAAAGTCCAAAATATTTTAACAATTATAAGGAAGTAATTAGTAAACTATTAAAAATTGACTTGAAAAAAATTATAGTAAAGAATCGTGTTAAAATAAATTTTAATGATATTTATACAATTTCAATACATTTTAGATTTGGTGATTATAAAAAATATCCGACTATTTATCCGTTATTAGATTATAGTTATTATAAAAATGCGTTATCATATATTGTAAAGGAGATATCAAACTTTGGTATAAAAAAAGAAATAGTTGTATTTTATTTTTGTGAAGAGGATAGTTTATTAGAGTCTGATAATATAATTGGAAAATTAAAGAAAAGTTTTCCAAAAATAAGATTTCAAAGAGCAGATAATAAATTGGAAGATTGGGAGCAAATGATATTAATGAGTTTGTGTGATCATAATATAATAGCAAATAGTACATTTAGTTGGTGGGGAGCATATTTGAATTCAATGGTAAGTCGCATAGTATGTTATCCTGAGCAATGGTTTATGCCGGAAGCAAATAAAGATACGTCAGATTTATTTTTGGAGGATTGGGTGCCGATTTCTTTAAGTTAAAAAATATAGTATTTAAAAAACTATTTAAAGAAGCAATCTCTGAAACATAAACCAATTATCAAACTTTGGATTATCCTCTGTATGTATATAAAACAAATTTTGATTCATAAAAATTATATCCATTATTATCATCTGATCATCCTTTACTATAAAATTATTCATAAAATAATACATTAATTTTTCATCATATAATCTTGTATATATATCTATTAATTCTGGCCTTAAAATTAAAAAACCACCTGCAAAACAAATTTCATCAAATTGGATAGATGGTTGACTTGATTGTTTATTTACATAATGATTTTTTACATCATTTGATAATTTAACGTAAGTTATTGTATTATTTTGAACACATCCATAATGTATACTTTTATCATTAAAAGGACTGCTTAATAACTTTTTATTATTTGGCCATTTTGATAAATATCTTGTATGTAAATCATTTTTCCTATTACGAAAATAACCAATATCACACCATCCATAATATAATGTATTAAAATATCCTTTTTTTATAGTTTCATTTACTAAAAATACTTTTTCATTCCATAACATATTTAATTTCCAATCTGTATGAACATGTAGATTTAAATTACTTTTTTGGTGATTTTTTATCCAAAAATCTTTGTATCTATATGTATAAAAATCGTCAAAAGGTTTTATTATTATTTTTATTTTCTTATTTGCTATATCTATTAATAGTCTTAATTGTTTAAATGACTCAGCATCTGTATATATTACCAAATTAAAATTATTAACTATATATAATAAGTTTTTTATCCATTCTAAATATGTTCTGTTATCAAATTTAGACCTTAAAATATACCAAGCGGTTGAAAATGTTATTAGATTCTTATTTGACTCTTGAGATATATTTTTTCTATTATTAAATACAAAATTCATTAAATTATGTATTTATATTATTTTTAACATGTTTACACAATATAAATTTACTTTTTTATTAATCCTTTTTGTCTCATCTCTCTTATAGCTTTAAATAATTCAGCTTTATCCAAGTCTTGCATCATATCTTCATAATTTGTTATTTTTTGTTCTATATCACTATAATCTTCACGTTGAACTACAGTTAATGGAGTTATTAAATACCACTTACTTGCTCCTTGTAAAACAAACCAAAATTTATCTATTGCAAACTTTGATTTTTCATCTGGTTTATTTAATAAATTTGTAAGACCCATTTTTACATTAGATGCTAATACATTTATATAATGACCATTCACTAAATAACCTGTTGTTGTTTGACAACGACTCACCTTAATACATGTATCATCTATTTTCTCATAAGGTGGCATATTATTACCAGCAAATAATATTACATCCCAATTATTTCCGTGTAACTCTATAAATTTATTGAATTGATTTTTAAATAATTCTGGGTCCAAAAATTTTATATCATCTTCAATAATTAATAAATGATCTAATTTATTCTTTTTTGCATCTTCTAATATTTTTAAATGACTCATACTACAACCTATTGCTCCATTTGTCATTTTAATAGCATTAAATCTTTTTGCTTGTATTCCTAGTTTTTTTAATTCTTGTTCTACATGTTCCTTACGATCTGTTCTATGCTCTAAATTAATATAAAAAGCATTTTTAATATCATCCAAACACTTAATAGACATTATAACAATTATTTATAAATTATTTTTATAATGTTTACATATTATTTTAACGATAAACACCTCCTAATCTAATAGTTGCTGATGCAGTTGCTCTTGGTTTAGCTGCTATGATTCTCGCATATGCCGGAGAAAATTTATTAATATTTTGCGGAATTATACGTTGATTTGAATTTATGTTTCTCATTGCTTCATTATATTGTTGTATTCTTGTTAGACTAGCTTGGTTTGACAATTGTTGAGTAGGAGGTGGTGGCGGTATTACTTCTCGCGTGGGATCTGTTGAGTGTTCATAACTATACTGAATTATTTTTTCAGCTTCATTTCTTCCATATTTTTGAATCATTTCATTCTTTTTTTCTGTTGTTGGATAAAATGGAATATTAGACCAATCATCAGTTATATGATCAATTTTTGTTGTTTTAATTCTACTTGGATGAATAATTTTTCTCTTTGGTTCTCTTAAATCATATTTATGATAATTATCATGTTCAAATTTTGTTCCAGTCATAAAAGTAGATATATTTATAATAAACATATTATCAGCTACTATAGTATGTACATTATCTGATGGATTACTTGATTCACTATCTATTTTATATTGTAATTTATGAATCGTCATTAATCCATCAACACCATCATCATGTGTTGCTCTCCAAGGGTCTTTACGATTAATAATTCTTTGAACACCATCAAATAAATGTAAAATATTTGGATTACCAATTGGAAAAAATTGACTACGATCTATTTTTATACCCTTTTTTTCACATCTTGTTTGTAATACATTATCTTCCATTCCCCATCCCCAGAAATTTGGATATCCATTAATTAATTCAAAATCAGAACCATTTAATGATACTATACCGCCAAGAGCATAATCAAATCCATAAAAATGTTTTACAACTCCTGGAACAGTTTCATAATCAAATATATTTGCAAAGGGGATTGTATCAATATCATTAAAAACGAATGTTATATTCTTATAATCATTTGGATATTTGTCTTTAACTGCTAAAAATCCAATATTTTTTGTACCACCTCTATTAAAAGCTCTTGCATCGCATTGATGTGAAAAATATACTTCATAATCATCTTTTAAACTACTTTCTTCCATCATAGTTTTCAAATAATTTGAAAAAAAGAATTTATGCTGCGGGCGGTTCCTATAAGGAACAATAAATACAACCTTTGGTACTTTTGACATGATATATTATTTTTAGTATTTTATTATTATTCATAATACGAATTTTCTAAATAACTATTATTTTTTAAACATCATTATAAAACAACTTAAAATTATATTTCAAATCTAATATAATCATAATGATTTATTCCCCTCAATATATTATTGGATTGTGTATTTTTCTATTATTTTTTCCATTAATTCATCTTAGTTTAATTATGTGTTTATTTAACATTTCTGAATTCATAAATCATAAGAAGGTAAATAATAAATGTATTAAAGAATAGTGTTATTATATAATTATGTTTGCATGTGTTTGGATACATTGTTTTAGATCAAAAAAAATATCTGATGATGAATTATTAAAACGGCGTATAAGACGAATAAATCCTCTATAATTAACCGATTACTGTAATATTTGTACTAGTTGTTATAGGTTGTTGATTATATTTACTCAATATAACTGAAGGTACTAATTCTTCTGTCATTTTTTCAAGCTTTTTATAACATTTATTAATTGTTACTTCAGAAATCTCACTAATAGCCTTAACTTCTCGTTTTGATACGTTTAATTTACATAATTGAGATATGAAATAAACAATGCCGGCAGCAATAGAATGGGGAGTATTTTCTGGCATTAAATTCTTTTTCTCAATCTTTATAGCAATAAATTGACATAATCTAGTTAATTCAGAATTAATATTGAGCTTGCTACAATAGCGTTCAATAAAATCTTCAGGTTTCGTTTTACAGAACGCAGTTTTATCTTTATTATCCATGTCTTTCTCAAGAATATTTAAAATAGTTTGAGCATTTTTACATCCTTGAGTAGCACTTGTTACATCTAAATTAAATATTGTTGCTAATTCCTTAGCAGTTCTTGGATAATTATTAATTCTACATGAGATATAAATGGAAGCAGCTATTAATCCATCTTTATTATCTCCTCTAAATGTTTGTTCGTATTCACATATTTTTTTATGATAACGAATAGCATCATCAATGATTTTTTTAGATATTCCTGCATTATTAGCAAAGATAGTAATTCTTTGAAATTCATCATATTGAGATTTTTCTTTATATGGCATTGATTGCCATTCAGTATATCGTCTAATTTTTCTCATTTCATATGAAGATTTTCCAATACATAAAACTTTACATCCAAATGATGATTCTTCTAATAGAGGATTTATAGGCATTCCACATCTAGTAGGGTCAGAGCTTTGATTATCATCAGCACCATAATATCTCCATTCTGGAGAATGGTCTAAAATATCTTTATATATAATACCACATTTATTGTTAGTACATGTAAGAAATCCTTCATCCGAAAATGCTAAAGAAAACTGACATCTTTCACAATTTTCTCTATCTCCTACAGTTCTATATAAACATTCTAATGGTTCTTTTGGCTTATCTGGGTTAACAACTTCTGATTCAAATACATTCCAAAGCTTTGCTTTTTCTAGTAAAGTTATTAAACTATTGTCTTTATTCTTTTTGCTTCTTTCGTTATTCATCCTTAGATTTAATTGAATTAGAAAATTTATTTTTAAATCAATTTTATTTATTTTTTAAGTTAATTAAAAAAATACTTTTTAAATATATAATATATGGGAAATCAAACATCAACCAATATTAATAAAGAACGAAGTGATGAGTTAAAACCGAAATCAATATCTCAAATTCTAGACTATATAGCAACATATTATATTCTCACAATGGATTTCAAAAGCTTAAGAAAACTATATGATAAGGAATATTGTGATAAATTAGTTATACTAACGTCGGATATTATTCAAAGATACTTTACTGAGTTAGAAATTACATATTTATTTCAAAGAATTAAAGATGGTGTTGAAGTTAATGAGATTGATAAAGATAAAGTTATATTTTTTAATAGAGATAAACTCAATGATCTTGATATTCAAAACTCAATTAAAAAAAAACGTATCTGTATTGCTATAGCTAAATTTTATATTAAAATTGCCCATATTTTTGCTGCAATTGTAACAACCATAAATCCTATTTATGTGTACAAAGATACTGAAGGAAATACTGTAAAGGCATCATTATATGAAAAAGGTAAGATTCCTAAAAATACTCCAAGAGATATTTATAAACTAAATATTTGTGAGGAACGTATCAATTCTTTACAAAACAAACAAACATTAGAGCCTGATGCTGATGGTAATATTACTGTTGGACCAAAAGTATGTATTATGAATATAGGTGATGATGGAGAACCAGAAAATTTAGATGATGAACCAGGTATTCCAGAGTTAGAAGAATTATATTATGATGATAATTATGATTTTAAGACAGGAAAATTTACTGGAATGTCTGAAAATACTAGAAAAGTTTATCTTAGTGATTTACAGATATTTTATAATATTTTTACAGGAAAGACAGGTTCATTACCTCCAGAAATAAAAAGATTTAGTGATATTCAATTAAGAGATTATCATAAAATGGATAAATGTTCTGGTCCAGACCCATTATTTCAGAGAAAAGTTAAAGGTCCATTAACTAACAAATTATTTAATGATTACGCTGAAAATTTAAAAAAAATGATTCAAAATACAAATAAAAATCAACAATTATTATTAACAATTATTAATCAGATTTTTGTTTATACAGTAGATCCCCAAACTGGTAAAAAACAAATTCGTGTAAATCCATCATTAACCGAAGAAAGGTTACAAGAAATTGTCATTGAAACTAGAGCACTAATAATTAAGTTATACTTAACATGTGAAATTGATTATGTTAATGGATTAAAAATATATGAAGCAATTGTAGAAGAAAAAATATTAGAAACTGCTCAAAATCAGATTAAAAAATTACAAAGCATATCTGAGGAATTGATAGTTGAAGATAAAATTCCAGAACCTGCGGAAGTTCAAGAAATAAAGCAAAAAGCTGAGGAAAAAATTTCAGAAAAGAAAGAGCAAATTGAGAAACAAGTAGAAGATATAAAGAAAGATGAAGAAATAGTAAGTCAAGACCCAAGTGCTGTTTTAAAGACTAACTATGGAGAGGAAAAAGTAGAGGAAAAAGTAGAGGAAAAACCTGGAGAAGAAATAGTTGTAGAGAAAAAAAAAGAGGAGGAACTTATCGCAGATATTCCAAAACCTCAAGAGACTGTTCCTTCTGTTTTATAAAAAAATGAAAATATAGCTAGGGAAAATTTAATATAAAGTTAATATATAATGAATAGTTGTCCTTTATATTATAAAGATGGAAATATAAATTTAAATTATGTTGGAAAATATAATCCATATGGTGTGATTCAAAATGGTGGAAAAAGAAAATCAAGACGAACAAAAAAAACTATGCTTAAGCGATGCAATAAAAAGAGAGGAAAGGGTAGAAAAACAAGAAAATATAGACGTTAAAATTTAGGAATTAAAAAAAAATCTTGAAGTAATATATAATGAAGACTCGTAGTCATGCTCGTACTCGCAAGCAAGTTTATCGTGCTCGTTTAAAGACTTCTCCTTGTCGTGGTAAATCCTTTACCACATGTCGTTTAAAGAATGGTTGTAAACGTACTCGTAGAGGTCGTAGAAGATCATATTGCCGTCGTCGCACAAATCGCTCTGCTTAAGCGTGTTTAAATTAAAAATTTATATATTTATTTTTTAATTTAAAGAAATTACATATATTTATAATATATCAAAATGACCGAATCAAATGATTTTAATATAGATGAACTATTTCAGTTTTCTAATGATAAACTTATTATGTTGGCTTAAGAAAGTAAAATCCAGGAGAATATACGGTTATTTCAAAATTATTTGAGATTATAGAGAGTAAGAAACCAAATATTACAAAATAATCAATCTTATTAAAGATTTGATGAATAAAAATATTGTAGGTTCACGATTGTGGTATATTTACAAAAATGAAACTATATTAAATATTAATAATTTATTAAGTATTAATTAAATCAATTAAATCAATTTACGGAAGAATATTTTCCTAGTAAATTTTAGAAATTTATTTAATAAAAAAGTTGTCTAGATGCTCTAATACTTCCTCCAGTAGCAGCTCCATATACAGCTTGATATTTTTTAGCTCTACATGTTTTTAATCTACATTTCAGTTGTGTTCCTTTTTTTGCGTCTTTATGACAATCTCTTTTATTTTTTTTACAATTTTTACGTGTTTTGTTAGTGCGACGTATGGGCATTTATATTATTAATAAATAATATAAATTTTTATAAATAAATATTTGTATTAAGATTCTTACATCTTAGAAGCAGAAGCAGCCTTAGAAGCAGCAGCAGAGGCGGATCGGCCAGCAGAGGCAGCCTTGGTAGCAGCCTTAGAAGCAGATTTAGCGGCACTTGCAGCACGACCAGCAGAAGCAGAACGAGCAGCAGCGGCAGCACGGGAAGCAGCAGCGGCAGCTTGTTTAGCAGCAGACTTAGCTTGAGATGCAGCTTGAGCAGCGCCACGAGCAGCAGCACGCTTCATTGTGCGCGCGGCAGCACGAGATTTTCCATGAGTTCTAGAACGATGACGACGAGCAGTACGATGACGAGCCATTTTATATATTACACTTAGAAAAAAATAAAATTTCTAAATATAAATATTTTATTTTTCTAAATTAATTATTTTTTTACCAAATAGTATCCGTAGAAGACCAATACATTTTATCATTCTTTTTTATATTATATAAACTTCTAAATAAGTCTAAACGAGCTAATGGACAATTTGTTCTATATTTATCCATAGGATGGGGGTTTGTTTTTAACTGGGCTTTTATTGCTTCATCAAAGATTTTTTGTCGGGCTTGAATTGCTAAATAAACGTAGAATGCATGGAAAGATAACGCTCGAATCGGCACTATATCTTCATTTTTGTCTTGAAAATCTTTCAAATAATTTTGACATATTGCCATACCTGAAATATCTGCTAAATTTTCACCTGTGCTTAAGCTAGCATCCATTTTTATTCCATCATATCCTGCGAATTGTTCATATTGTTTAATAACATTCCTAACCTTTTTATTAAATATTTTACGATCATGTTTTGTCCACCAGTTGTGTAAATTTCCTTTTTCATCATATTTACTTCCTAAATCATCTAAACAATGTGACATTTCATGACCTAAAGTAAATCCTATATGAGCTAAATTATATTCAATACCTCTTTCATCTAAATCTATAAATGGTTTTTGTAAATATGCTAAAGGAACATAAATAGAATTTTCTGTAGGAGTATAATACGCATTTACTATATAAGACTGTTTTCCAACTATTTTGTGTTCTTCCCAATCTATTATAGGAATATCAATATCTGATGATTTTCCATCTAATTCAATCATTTTTTTTGTTCTCCAATAAGCACATCTTCGTAAATTTTGATAAGCCTCTTTATTATCATAATCTAAAATTGGATCATCTCTTAAAATCTTTGGACTTCCAACCTCTAATTTAATATTTTCAAGTTTTAATAAAGCATATTTTTTTGTAGATGGAGATAACCATGTATTACGTTTAATTATTCTTTTATATACTGTTAGTAAATCTGATGCTAAATTATGAGTATAATCAATATATTGTTGTTTTTTATTCCTTTCAATGTATTCATTTGTTAAAAATGTGTTAAAACATAATGAAAGACCAAAAACAGGATATATTTCTTTTGGATAAGGAATTGGTTGACCTTTAATAAATTTTCCAAAAAATTCAAAATAAACTAGACGCCAATGATTATGATAACGCATTATTTGTCTAAAACTTATATAATAATAGTAAGTTTTCCATTTATCACTTTGCCATGCGTTATCTTTTGTTAATATTTCCATAATACATTTTAAATAATTAGTACTTGTACAAATAAACGATTTTGGTGGGGTTTTATAACCTATATATTTTACTAATTCCTCCCAATCAAATCCATATTTTAATGCTACTTCTTGTGTAAGAACATTATATCCTTCTGGATCATCACTTTTAATTGAATCACAACCCAAAGCACTTAACATATCATATTCACAGTCCCAAACATCAATAGATTTTAATCCATGTCCTTTACCTAAACATAAGTCAAACATTGTATCAATAAATTCTAAATATCTTCGTTTAAATTCCTTCTTGTATTTTTTAGTATTTTGATCATCTGCTGTATCTTCAATATAAATTTCATAATCATAAATTGTTAGTTGAGGAGCAGAAATTGTGGATGTATAATATTTAACATTCTTTTCATCTTTCAAAACAGTCCAAACTAATGGACATCCCCATGAAATTATTTCATTTCTATTAATATAACCTAATATTTCATAAATATTACCACTAGCTATACGTTTATCAATTAAAACAACATACTCATTTATAAATCTTTCAGCTGATTTATCATCTAAATTATATAATGATTCATACAGATTTTTAATAGCTTTAGCCTTACGAGACTTATTTGTTTTAATATATTCTTTTATAATGTCTATTAATTCATAGTATACTTTTTCTTGTGTTACTCTAAAACTATCAATTTGAACATATTGTTTTAATTTACCTTTTAATTCTTCAGTTTTTTTTGCTAACCATTGGTAATTTATATATGTATAATAATCGTCTTGAACACGATATTTTGTTGGTGTAAAAGGAGTTTTAAATAATTTAATTAGTTCTCTTTCAGTATCTTTAAAATGTTTTTTTATGTTATCTTTAAAAGTTAATTCATATTCTTCTTCAAATCTATTAAATGTATTTGCGTGTTCATGACACAAAATTCGTAATTCTTTTTGTGACGGTCTACATTTCTTTACAAATTTACGTGTTTTATTATTATTGTTTCTATTTTTTTTTATTGTTGTCATATATATTAAATAAATATTTTTTAGTGAATATAATTTTTAATATCATTAATCCACAATTTATTATAATAATGTCTATATGTTTGATTGAATGGCGAATTAGGTTTATTAGATTTTTGTCGTAAAGCTATAAAACAAGATTAAATTAATGATTTTGTAAATTTGTAAACCATTTTATATTATAATTTAAACTAACATCTTTAAATTATAATTGTTGAGATTTATCAATAATCGTTTTTTTTGCTACATTACTAATAATTTTATTTATATTTTTATGTCCTTCTTCTTCTGTTAAACCATTCATAGAATTACTAACAATTTTTAAATATAAATTATTTTTTTTTGAATCAGCACTAGTACAATTAGGATTTTTTTCTTGCCAGTGTTTTATTTGTTTTATATTTTCATTAGCAATTACTTTAATAGCTTTTGTTAGTATTGGTTTTTCTTCACATTCTTTCTCCCATTTATCATTATCTTTGATATACAATATTTCTCGTTTATTGTCACTACAGTGTATGGGACGATGATGTTGTTCAAGATCATTTAAATTACGTATAATGATATTAGAAATACCTTCAATATAACCTTTTCGTCCAGTATGTTCTAAGTCATCAAGACTCATCTTGATAGAACTAACAAAATCAGACATATTAATGGCTTCTTTACAAGTTTCATTTAAAAAGAAATTTAGATTAAATGCTTTATTATGAGAATTTGTGGTTGTATTATGGCTATGATTATTATTAACTCCATTTTTAACAACATCATGAACCATATTAGTAAGAGTATTATTTTGATGTTGCATAGTTTGACTATGTTCCATAAAAAGCTTTTGCATATCTCTATTATCTTTGATAAGTTGGAGGACAAGTTCGGTTGTTATCTCAGCAGGATTATTACATTTTTTTTTATGTCTCCACAGTCCAGAATTATCTCTATAAATTTTTCCACATTCACATTTAAATAGGTGTTGCGATTTTTGCGACAAATCTTGCGATAAATTGTCAATCGCCATTGCCGAAATCGCATTTTTATGTTTCATGGTCTCGCAATGTTTTTTGTAGTCATATTTATTACATGTGATATAGTCACATTTTTCACAACGATATTCTTTGCGATTTTTTGCGATATTTTCCATTGCTAATATTGCTTAATATTGACAAATAAAAAAATTTTAAGTTCCTTTTTTTAAAAAATATAAAAAAAATTATCATCACACTTTTTTTCAACAAAAAAATAAATTTAGAGCATTATGGTGACAAATCTCAACTTCGAAGGGTTTTTCAGAAAAGTATTTTAGTTTTTCAATTTTGGACATTTTTAAAAATGTCCATTTTTGATTCTGGACCCGACTTTTTTTCGAAGATCTTCAAACAATATATATTATTTTTAAAGGCACTTAAAGACTCTTTAAATTACTTTTAAAATAATATATTTATTTAAATACACTTAAATAATAATATATCTTATATTATTATAAATGACTAGTTTATTTCTTTTCATATCAATATTACCTATTCTCTACTCTCAACTTATTTGCCCTGATTCTGACTCTTCCTATTCTAGACAAGATTGCGGTTATATAGGTATTACACAAAATGAATGCATCAGTAAATCATGTTGTTGGCAACCAACTAATGATCATTCACCATATTGTACATATCCTTTAACACAGAATAAACCTAATTATTACTCACCATATCTCAAATCATCTTCACAACCATTTCAACAAAATGAAATTGATACTTTTTTTCAATATTTTTTAAATAATATTGATATTAATTTAACCGGAGCTGTTGCTGCTGCACCTGATTTAAATACACCCGGAGGTTCCTATTTTTATCATTGGGCAAGAGATGGGGCATTAACTATTAATACTCTTTTTACTTATACTAACAGAACTTTTTCTAAAAAGTATGTTGATGATTATTTAAAATGGATTCAACTTATTCAAAGCAAAAAAGACCCTAATAATATTGATATTAGAACTGAACCTAAATATGAAATTCCATCTGGGAACGCATATACTGGAGGATGGTGTAGACCACAAAATGATGGACCAGGACTACAAGCTATAACATTAATTAATACAGCATCTGATTATCTCATTTCATGGCCTACCATAAAATATAACTTAGATTACATTGTTTCTGGATATAACTCAGATACTTGTGATTTATGGGAAGAAATTGTTAGTCCTGACTTTTTTTGGAATAGAGTTACTATGGTTAAATCTTTATTATTAGGTTCAAGATTAGCAAATAAACTCGGATTTACAAATGATGCTATTACTTGGAATAATACTGCTAATTTAATTAAATCTAATATTTATTCAACACATTGGAACGGTTATTATTTTTATGAATCTAATAATAGACCTGTTGATGGTGCTGTTATTGTAGCACTAAATAATGGATATGATGAACTAACAAATTTCTTAGATCCATTGTCTTATGAAATTGCATCAACGGTTTATTACTATAATCAAGTTTTTAGTTCAGAATATCCTATTATTAATAATTATGATAAGACATTTTATGGAATTCTTTATGGACGTTACCCTGGAGATATTTATGCTGGTGGAAATCCATGGATTTTAATAACTGCTGCATTATCTTCATTGATGTATAGAATTTCTAACAAATTATCACAAGGTTATAAATTTTCTGATAGCACTTTCAAATTATGGAAACAAGCACTTAATGTTGAAACCATTCCATCTAATAAATCTGAATTCTTTAAAGTGCAAGGTGATGGATTATTATTTAGAATTAAAAAATATATACAAAATTATAGTTTTCATATGTATGAACAAATTGATAAAAATACTGGTAAACAAATATCAGCTTATGATTTAACATGGTCATATGTTGAAGTAATAAATGCTCTTAAATATCGCGGAAATTAATTTATCTTATTTTCTATCTTATTCAATAAATCTTCACTATAAACTAATTTTCCAGAAGGCTTATAAGAATTAATTGGTGTATATTTTTTACTATTTTTAATTTGCTGAATACCACCTTGTTGTTGCTCTTCTTCATTATCGCTATTATCTTTTTCTTCTTCAATTCTATCACCATATTCATTTATTACTATTCCTGTCTTTTTCTTTATTTCTGTTCTTACATATGACGGAACCCAATGCTCCCAACAAATAAACAATGTATTTGGATGAAAATATCTGATATTAAACCCATTTTCTTGTAAAGTATTCATTAAATATGCTATACATCCTGCCTGGTCATATTTTGGTACTCCTATAATTACCTCTGGTACAACAAACCAACAGAATTTTTCATGTATATTATGCCTTGCTGTAGTTTTAATTCTAACATGAATACGATTCAATATTTTTTTAAATAACTCTAATTTACTTAGATCAACTTGACGTTTTTTTTCATACAATTCATCAATATTGATCTTTTCAGAAAAGTCTGAAAAATTTTCCAAAGTAAATATATTTGCCATTTGTTATTTTACAAGAAAATTATTTTTTATTTTTTCTGAAAATAAAATAGATTAATACTTGTTTGAGGAAATTGTCTACGTTCTTTTCTATTTTTATTAAATCTTCTAATTTAGATTGGTCTGATATTACTTTCTAACAGCAATATGAACAATGAATAAATCCTTTACTATTACCAACACGAATTTGTATTCTAGTAGGAAGAATTATGTTATTATCATATATATTACGTGCAATAAAGGCTTCAAACCAGCATTCTGGATAACCAAAATTTTTTCTGTATTTAATCCAATTACTCATTTGTTAATAAATTATAAGTTATAAACAAATATTAAACATAATCAATTTTTTATATATATGACAATAAAGCATTTAGTAATTAGTGGTGGAGGCCCTCTAGGATTGAGATATCTAGGTGTGTTAGAAAAATTAGAAAAAGAAAAGTTTTGGAATATAGATGATATAGAATCAATTTATGGAACATCTATAGGCTGTATAATTGGAACATTTATTTGTCTAAAATATGATTGGGAAACTTTAAACAAATACATAATAGAAAGACCATGGCATGATGCTTTTAAAGTAAATGCAAAACAAATATTTGATTCATACTATAATAAAGGTTTATTTGATAAAAAACTAGCTGAAATAATATTTAAACCACTTTTACAAGCAAAAGATTTGAATCTAAATATAACTTTAAAGGAATTTTATGAATTTTCAAAAATAGATTTACATATTTTTACATTTGAATTAAATAAATTTCAGACAGTAGAGTTATCACATACAACACATCCAGAACTTAGTTTATTACAAGCGTTAACAATGTCATCAGCATTACCTGGAATATTTATGCCAACAATAATAGATAACTGTTGTTATGTTGATGGTGGAGTAATGTGTAACTATCCATTAAATCAATGTTTGAGAGATCATTCTAACAAAAATGAAATATTGGGAATAAAAAATTCATATGATAAAGAAACTGATAGATTTAAAAATGTAGATGTAACACAAGATAGTTCGTTATTAGAATATGTTATTTGTTTAACAATTAACTCTATGAATTTTATACGTGATACAGTTAAGATTGAAAATATAGAAAATACTGTAAGATGTTATGTTACAGATAATCCATTAACATTAGATTTTATTCAAGAATCAATAAGTAATCAAGAATTAAGACGGCAATGGATTAAACAAGGAGAAGAAGATGCGAGTAAGTTTCTGGAAGATAAGAAATTTGTATTAAAGGACTGTATTTAAAAATTGTTCCATAGTTGATTTGGTAGGTTTAGCATCATATTCAATTACCTGATTATCCTTAATTAATTTTATTGTTGGATAACCTTCAATATTATATTTATCCATTAATTGACTTGTTTCAGCATTTTCATTTGTACAATTATATTCCACAAAATTTATAGTATAACCATTAATAGATTTGCCATCATAATCAGCTTTTAATGATTCCCACTCAGGTTTAGCGGTTTTACAATGTGGACACCAATCAACATAAAATAGCATTAAAGTAGCTGTTTTATTTGAATTTTGATCTTTGGGTATATTTTCTCTATTAGCATGAAAAGTTGTTTTTCCATCAGCATATTGTTTATATGTAAAATAAGCAAAAATAACTAACAATAATCCAAAAATAATCATAAGTCCGATTTTCCAATTATTTGTAACAAATCCTGTCATTCTTTGTACAAATGAAGTTGTTCCACCTGTTTTTAAAACATTTAATCCTGAGCCAACAGGATTAATATTAGAAGATGTAGGAATGTTCATTGTTTTCATAGAATAATTATTCATTATATATACTAAATAAGAATAAATTATAGTATCTTTTAAACGAATATAAAGTTTAAAAGATATTAATTAATTATGTTAGTTAGAGACTCTGAGGGAAGACTTGTAATTATTTCAAGAAAAGATTGTAAAAATGAAAGTGTATATAATGAAAAATTATACAATATACGTTTAAATTATACAAAAAAATACAAAAGTGTTATTATTAATCCTAAAGTACCAGTTTTAAATAAGCTAAATAAAGAAAATTCAAAAGATTTTACGGATGACTGAAAAAATAAGAACTAACAAAAATATTGAAAATGTATAACTACATAAAACATTAGTTTTCAATGGATCCCAATTGGAATTTCCATTAAAAAGATTAATATTAAAATTATTAACAAATTTGTTAGTTTGTTGGGTATTATAATATAATGTATATCCTAAAAGTGTAAGTATAATAACTTTTCCAAATATAGAAGATAGTAAAAATGTATTTAATGGTGTCATCATAAATAAAATAATAAAAATGACAGATAATCCAATACACATACAAACATTTTGTGTAGCTTTTGAAAATTCAATAATCATTAAAGTAGAATTACTTGTGGTTGAAGAAGACATAGTTAAAATATAATTATATTTTATTTTTTATATTTATATATAAATGACAAAGACGCGTAAAAATAATTCAGGAATGAAAAATAAAACAAAAAAACATAGAGTATTTAAAAAAGGTGATTTTTATTCTGGTGATGGATTTCTAACAACAGTTTGGGGTCCAGCTCAATGGCATATGTTACATACAATAAGTTTTAATTACCCTGTAAAACCAACCCAAGAACAAAAGAATCAATATAGAGATTATGTTTTATCTTTACAAAATGTATTACCATGTGGTGCTTGTAGAAAAAATTTAAAAACAAATTTTAGACATTTACCTTTGAAGATGTCAGATATGAAATCACGTGATACATTTTCACGTTATATTTATAATTTGCATGAGTTAGTAAATAAAATGCTTAAAAAGAAATCAAATTTAACCTATTGTGATGTGAGAGAACGATATGAACATTTTAGATCTCGTTGTGTAGATGAAAAACCAAAAGTATTTAAATATTCAGAAATAAAGACAAGAAAAAATAAAAAAGAAAAAGGATGTACAGAACCATTATATGGTAAGAAAGCAAGATGTATTTTAAATATAGTTCCACAAGATGAAAAAGGTCAGAGTATTCAAATAGATAAAAAGTGTATGAAAAGTAGGGAATAAATTAGTAAAATGAATAATCTTCACAAGATATAATATCAAGTTGTCTATCTAAATCAGATAAAGGTTTACCGGTACCTTTAATACCAACTTTTTTTGAATCAAAATTAAATTTAATATTGGTAATATTAATTTGAATATATTTTTTCTTATCAACTCCAATAAATAACATTAATAATGATTCTTTGCCATATTTTTTATATCTAGATGAGGCAATAATACCATCAAAATGATATATTCCATTAATAATATTTAAATAACAATTAGGAAAGAAATCATCATTAGTCATATCCCAATAACCATATGTTTTTAATTGTTGTAAAGGAGAATATTTGGTTAGTTTATTTCTTCTATTAGAAGCATAAATAGAAACATCATCTTTTTTAAGAGTTTTAGATTGAACATCAATTCCTGCTAATCTTGCTTCATATAAATGAACCCATTTTTTATATGAAGAAACACAATTATTGAGAGTGGCTTTCCAAAATTGATATGGATAATGTTTTTTCATGTAAGCAAGTTTCCATATTAGTTGTGCATAAGAGAAAGCATGTGCTTTACAGAATCCGTATCTAGATAAATTACATAAACGTTTCATAATTTCTTTTTGTTTATCTCTGGATAAGTGTGTAATAAGTTTTCTAAATTGATCAATAGTATTTTTATCTCCTTTAGCAAATGCACGTCTATACTTATCAGCATCTTCTTCACTTATGTTAGTTTCTTTTGAAATAATATCAATAGCATCATCATCAAATATAATTTGTTCATTAAAATCTGCGCTACTAGTAATATTTCTGGCATCTTTAGCGGCAGGTCTAATAATTGATAGACATACAGCAAGATCATGTAAAGAGTTTGGTTTAAATTTTATAAAGGCAATTCTCATTAGAGGTGATTCAGCAAGTGTAATACCAATATTATCGCCAAAGTGAAGCATATCAAATGTGTCTTTATCATAAACAAATTCTTCAAAATAAATTAATTTAAACTTATTTATTTCATAAAGTTGAGAAAGTCCACGACTAGAAAGAATATCTATTTTGAAGTTTTGCTCTTTGGCTATTTCATGTTTATTCATTTTAATTTGTTTAATAGTATTAATATTTGTATTAATTAAAATATTATCAGGAACTCCTTCAGGATAATAAACAATACCCCCACAATGTAATGAATAACATTTAAATGTATTTTCAAGTTTGGATTTTTCTTGTTTAATAAATTTTTGAGTATCTTTAGACAAAGATTTAATTTCCTTGCTAATATCATTTTTGGCAATAAATTTATGAATGCCTGCGTTTCTAATGGCTTGTCGTAAGGCAGATTTTTCATGATAATAAACATGATTACTAATTCTAGCAACTTTTCCAGGCCACTGTAATTCAATTTTCAAGAAAACTTCATCACGTAAATTATGTGGAAAATCTAAATCAATATCAGGTAAATTATTTCTGTATTCAGTAAGAAATCTAGAAAATTTAATATTATTTTTGATAGGATCAATATGGCTTATTCCAAGTAAATAGCAAACAAGAGAAGAACCACATGATCCGCGTGTAACGTGAGGAATATTTTTAGTAATATTAAGAATTTCAATAGCTTGAACAAGATGTGAAATTAAATTTTTTCTTTGAAGTAAATTAAGTTCATATTCTAAACGATTAATATACTCTGATGAATTAGGTATAGGTCTTATAAATAAGCTTTGTATATTAATTGAATTGAAATCTTGTATAGGCATAGAAATGTTTGTATTTTGATTAATTTTAGACATAGTTAATGTATTGATTTTAATAAATTTGCCTTTAAAATTGACAGTAATATAATTATATTTCCAAGGAAATATATTAGGTGGAAGATTTAAATAATCATTTAAATTATTACAAATAGAATATGAGTTTTTAGCTTTAATATCAATAACTAATCCAAATTGTTTACGATTAGTGGAATCAAGACGTAAAACGCGTCCAATACATTGTACGAATACCTTTGTTGAGCGATTTTCAACTTTATCAAGAAATACACAACAATCAAGATTTTTGATATCAGAACCTTCTCTATGTTTAGATGCGCAAAATAATATGGCATGAGATTCGGCATCTCTGAATTCATTATAAGAATAAATATAATGAGTAAGAGTTTCACTTGTATCAATACAAATAAGATAATCAGTAAAGTATGATTTCCATAATGATGCCATATCTTTACATAATTGAATCATGCCACACCAAACAATAATTTTTTTATAAATAATGTGAGGTTTATCAATAAGTTGTTTAGTTAAATATACAATTTCTTCGGGTTGAATGATTTGATCACAAGTAAACCATTTAATTTTGGGTGGTGCGATAACATTATCCATAAATGCGTCATAAATAGAATAAGATGAAATAATGTTATCAAATGGTTTGAATGATAAATTAGGAGTAGCAGAGAATCCAATACATTTGGTATTAAAATCTAAACTGAGTAAATAATTATAAAACGTTTGAGTAGTTTCATTAATAATAGTGTGACATTCATCATGAATAACAAAATGAATAGGAAGTCTAATTTTTTTATATTTATCATTAGAAACAAGATATGCTCTATTAATAATAAGAAGAAATGGTTTATTCCAAAATTTAGATGAATTAACGCTATTATACCAATTATCTAGTTTATAATCAGAAAAGTTAAGAACATTGAATTTATTAATTGTGGATAAGAAGTTACGTTGTTTAACATTTTTAATATCAAATTGTTCAATAAGGATAGATTTTTTTTCACAAATCCATAATATATTATGTTTTGGATATTTGATATTATAATTATGAATAATATTCATGGCGATCCAAGATTTGCCAGTTCCGGTGGCATGAAAATGAATTCCGGATTGGAAGTCATTATCAATAGAAGATTGAAGTGCTTTAGTTTGATTAGGTCTTAATTGAAATGATTGGTTCATAATAGAAAATAGAATGATAAAAAAGGGTATTATAAATTTCAATTTTAAATATATATTTAAATTTAAAATAACTTAAAGACCATTCAATATATATATATTTACATTCCAAAAGTTGAGAAATCATTCAAAACTGGTACTGGCATATAATTTTGATTAAATGCGCTGTAATTTGGAACCTTCTTACAATCAAAAGCAGGCTCAGGACAACGAGCACATGGAGGACAAGGTGGACACTTAGTTGCATCAAAATTATCTGGACATTGAACTATTGGGTCTGGACATTTTGGACACACTGGAGGCACAACTTGAGATTTTAATATATATAAATCTTCTTCACCTGGAGGAATTTGGGAACGAGGAATTCCTTGTGGCAAAGAGTTATAGTAAGCTGATGAATCATAAGTAGAATATGTATTTCCAGCTGGTCCTGTTACTGTAGCTGCTTGACCACCATATGGACCAGTGTATGTTGTTGCTTGACCACCATACGGACCAGTATATGTTGAACTATATGCTGTATTATAATCAGAACCTGTTGTATTATTGTCTGCATCATATTGATTTATAGTTCCATCTTGACTATTATAAGTATAAGCATTATCACCAGTATAAACAATCTTTGAACCATTAGGAGTTGTTATTTCAACAGCTTGTTTTCCATTACTATCTGTTATAATTTTTGCGGAACCACCATTTGGACCATAATATGTAGATACATTTGGATCAGTAGCATTACTATCAATATAGTAAATTTCAGTTGTTCCATTCTTGTTAGTTATAACAATAGTATTATTATTTGGAGTCTGAATTACTCTAGCTGTACCTCCATCTGGACCATAAAATATTGTTGGATATGAGGTTCCATTATAATGATTGTAATTGTCATAATTAGTAGTACTGGTACTAGTACTACCTGAAGAAGATGTTGTAGAAGATGTTGTAGAACTTGTTGTTCCATTAGAATCACTTATTTTATAAGTATGAATAGTTCCATCTGGATTTGTTACTATTAAAGATTTAGTACCATTCATTCCTGTAACTACTTTAGCAGAGCCACCATTAGGTCCAGAATATGTTGTTGAAGAATAGTCACTTGAACTAGAATTATATGTACTAGTAGTTCCATCACTGTTAGTTACTACTAAACTACTTTGTCCATTTGAATCTGTTTGAACTTGAGCAGATGCTCCATTTGGACCATAAAATACTTGACTAGAAGAATTATTTTCCATACCTTCAACACAACCTTTGCCTCCTAAAAACGAACATAAAATTAATCCTAATAATAAAATTACAAAAAGTATTAATAATTCACCTTTCATTGTATAATTTATATAGTGAAAAAAATTGATTTATTTAATTATTATTTATAATTAAATAAATATATAAACTAAGAATGTCGCATAAGAATTCAAAGAATGAAGATTGGGTTAGTGCTGTTATAATTGATGATGATGAAGATTTAGAAAAAGAAGTATTTGAAATCACACCTATTTCTAAAAGAAAACCGACATATAAAAATGAAGAAACTATTCCATCTGAAGTTGTTGTTAAAAAAAAAAGAAATGTAAAAGCACCATTGAAACATATGTTTGATGCGGATATAACTATTATTGAAATAGGTATTGATGAAGCTGGAAGAGGACCGATGTTTGGTAGGGTTTATGCTGGTGTAGCTGTTTTACCTAAAGATGATAGTTTTGATCATTCTCAAATGAAAGATAGTAAAAAATTTCACAGTAAGAAGAAAATAGAACAAGTAGCCGATTATATAAAAGAAAATGCTATTGCCTGGGCTGTAGAGTATGAAGATGAACAAACTATTGATGATATTAATATATTACAAGCTACACAATCAGCAATGCACAAAGGAATTAAAAATATTTTATCTCAATTATCACAACTAACAGATATTAATTATGATAAAATAGTATTGTTAGTTGATGGCAATTATTTCAAACCGTTAACAATTTTGAACAAAAATAAGACAAAATTAGAAACAATTAAATATCAAATGATTGAAGGAGGTGATAATAAATATACATCAATTGCGGCGGCTTCAATATTAGCAAAAGTAGAAAGAGATAATTATATTGATAAGTTATGTGAAGAAAATCCTGAGTTAATAGCACATTACGGTATAGATTCAAATAAAGGATATGGTTCAAAAAAACATATGGATGGAATTAAAAAATATGGAATTACTAAATGGCATAGAAAAACATTTGGTATTTGTAAGGAATATTGTTAATACTTATATTAATGATTAATAAAACAATATAATAATTATTTATCGTAATATATAAATGGTTAAAATACTTGTATTTGACACTGAAACAACTGATAAACCTCCAGCAATGCCAGGTTCAAGTTGGAATGAAAGAGAAAATTTTAATAAAAGTTTATTAACAGTAGATGGTTTAGATACATCGTGGAGTTCAGTTATTCATAGTTGGCCATCAATTATTCAATTAAGTTATATTTTATATGATACAGAAAATCCAGTTGACGCTAAAATATTTAATAAATATATTGATATTCCAGATAATATAGTTATTACAGAAGGTAGTATGGATGTTCATCATATTACTAGAGAAAAAATAGCAAGTGCTCCTTTTGAAAACAGAGCAACAATTCAAGATGCTCTTAATGAATTTTTAGGAGATGTAAAAATAGCAGATGTAGTTGTAGGACATAATGTTCAATTTGATAGAAAAATGGTTGTTGCAGAACTTTTACGTTTATCAGAGGACGATAATCTACCGCATATTCATGATATGATGGATGAAAGTAATTTTGAATGTACAATGATAAAAACTACACCAATTTGTAAATTAGAGCAAAAAATAGAATATAAAGATAAATATACTGGTAAATCTAAAGAATTTTTAAAAATAAAAAGTCCAAAATTATCTGAAGCATATAAACATTTTTTTGGTTATGCTCCAACTGGAGAATCATTACATGATGCTTTAGTAGATGTGGTTGTTTGTTTACGAGTATATTTGGCATATAATGGTTTACCTGATTGTTGTGGGTTAAATGATATTATTACAAATTATATAATTGATTTTTCACCTGTAGATTACAAATGTCCCATTTCAGATTCAAATATTGAAATTCCAATGAAAGGTGGAAAAAGACGATCAAATAAATCAAAACGGAGTAATAAAAAACGACAAAGAAAAAATAAAAAAACAAAACGAAATAAACAAATAAGAAAATAATCTATGCAGAACACATTTCACAAATTTCTTCTTGTTGTTCAATTTTTTCATTCGCATCTGGCTCAATTGTAAACTGTTGAGCCTGATGTTTTGCTTTTCTACGTAAATAATAAATGCCAGTTTTTAACCCTTTCTCCCAAGCATAAAAGTGCATTGATGTTAGTTTATTATAAACCGGATCTTCCATCCACAAATTAAGACTCTGACTTTGACAAATAAATGGTCCTCTATCAGCTGCCATATCAATAATGTGTTTCATAGGAATTTCCCAAACAATCTTATATTTATTACGAATATGTTCAGGCAAAACAGTTAATTGTTGAATAGAACCCTTATTTGCAATAATATTATTTTTAATTTGTTCATTCCAATGACCTAATTGAATTAATTCTCGCATCAAATATTTATTAACAACAACAAATTCACCAGCAAGTGTACGTCTTGAATATAGATTGCTAGTAAATGGTTCAAAACATTCATTATATCCAAGAATTTGAGATGTAGATGCGGTTGGCATAGGTGCGACCAATAATGAATTTCTGAGACCATGTTTTTTAATAGATTCTTTGAGAGAAGCCCAATCATAACGGTCTGTAGGAGTGGCTGACCACATATCAAATTGAAGAATACCTTGTGAAGCAGGAGAACCTTCAAAAGAGCTATAAGCTCCTAATAGGTCTTTATTTGTGCGTTTTAAAACAGAATATTCGTGTTCATTAACTAATTGTAAAAGTTGACTTCTTGGACCATCTAAGTATGAATTTAGTTGCTTTGTTCGTTCAATTGAAATTTGATTACTTTTTTCTAGAGAGGCATGGTATATAGTTTCAAAAATAACTTTATTTACCTCCTTAGCTTCATCGGAATGAAATGGAATATCCATTAAAATAAATGTATCAGCCAATCCTTGAACACCAATTCCGATAGGTCTATGACGCATATTACTGCGTTTTGTTTTCTCAGTTGGATAAAAGTTGATATCAATAACTCTATTTAAATTGTTAGTTACTACCTTGGTTACTTGATGTAATTTATCATAATCAAATTGTTTAGTTGTTTCATTTACAAATGCTGGTAAAGCAATTGATGCTAAATTACAAACAGCAGTCTCTTTATCGTCTGAGTATTCTATGATCTCACAACATTGTCCTGTAATTATTCCATTAAATATTCCCATATTTCTTTTTGGTTCAGTAAAACAATATGTATCATCAATTCTATTATTATTTTCAACCTTTAATATTTTAATAAATTGTTTTGCGTCTCTTGTTGGTTTATTTCCAGAAATAATTAGTCTTTTAGGATTAAAGCCTGAATTATACAAATTATATAAATCATATGATGTAATTAATAATCTGTAAATTGGTTTGACATCATAATATTTGTAACCTCCTTTTCCATCAGGCAAATAACTCTCTGTTCTGTTTTGGCTGAGTTTAATTTTTGGATTTATTCCACAAGTTTGTAATAATAATTTTATTCTCTCCAAAAATTCTTTATTAATTGATGAAATTTGTAATTGTTCATTTTCTCCATTTCTTGAAATTGTTCCATCAGCATCACAATATCCTGCAAACCAATCTAATTTATCCTTAAGAGAACACCAATATGAAGGTATATCAAATTTTTCATTTAAATCGACCGGAAGAGATACATTTATTCTTTTTGAATTTTCATCTATCGTATAACTACGCTTATCAATAAAATTTAATAAATTTTTTTTATCTCCATATAAGTAAACCATTGGTTTTTTTGCGTGCGACTTTGCTTGGCATTCTAAGTCTTTATCTTCTAATATATATTCTTTGTCAAATAAATAATTTTCAGTTTCATAAGCTAAATGTCTTTTACAAAAATAATGGTTTGGTAATGCCTTAAATTTACAACATCTTTCTGGTTCATCACTTTTATTTCCATATGTTCCATCTCCACAAAAAAACCCATGAGTATAAGCATAATTCATTTTATCACATCCATCAATAATTGGAAAATCACATTTTATTATTTTATCATTTGGCTTTAAATCTTTTGCTTCAACTTTTTCAATTGAAGAAGATGAATAACTATTTTGAATATAAAACTTATGATATGGTGTACAAGTTAACTTAGAACCATCATCAGTATAAATATCTATAAGTTCTTGGTCTTCTCCAGTTTTTTTAACAGTTGTTGAACTCCATTCTTCTCCATTCCATACATTTACGTTTTGTTCAACTAATGTTTGAATTTCTATATGTCCTTTATCTGTTAATATTAGTGTTTCCGGAGCAACACATAAATTAGAAGATTTAATAGTTCCAATATTTTTCTGATTTGATTTCATATTGGCAGCATCTTTATAGAGCAAATATGGAGTGCCTGTTTCCATCTGTGCGTCTAAAATAGCAAACCATAAATCTCTTGCGTTAATAGTTTTACGTGCCTTACCTTCATTTTCATATTTTTCATATAAATATTTAAATTCTGGGCCATAGACATCAGATAAACCGGGACATTCATGTGGACAAAATAGTGACCATTTACCATTCTTTTCTTTAACTCTTTCCATAAATAAATCAGAAATCCACAAAGCATAAAATAAATCACGTCCTTTCATCTCTTCATCACCATGATTTTTACGCATTTCTAAAAAATCAAAAATATCTGAATGCCATGGTTCTAAATAGATAGCGAATGAGCCACTGCGCTTTCCGCCTCCATTATGAACAATACCATTATGTAACATATAATTATGTTCAGTTTTCATTTGCAAATCATATAATGTTCCATTGTAATTAGTTTTATTAATGGTTTTAATACGTGTCAATAAGTAGTTATTGTATCTAAAAAATTTATAAAATTGTTTATCATTATGTTGTATATTCATCAACTCGCAGATTTCTTTTGTTTTTGGTACTCTTAAACAATAACTAATTTTTTTATTAGTTATAAATCCTTTACTAGTTTCATGTGTTTTTCCCACCCTATCACGAATATATCCACTAGTTAAAATACCAAATTTAAGACAAATAAATCTTACACTTTCAATTAAATTTTTTGAAGTATTGTCAAAAACTAACTCTTTATGATTACAACCATCCGTTTCTAATAATCCTTTTAAAATAAATTTACTTTTATTAATTGGTAAGTTTAACCATTTTGGATGAACATGTTTCTCTTTATTAATATCATAAATATCACTATATCTAAAAGGCATATTAATGTTTTTGTTCCATCTTATTCTAGTTGTATTTTCATCTACACAAATTCTATATTCAATACATTTATTTTCAAAATAACTCACTGTAAAATCAAGTAAATGTTTTTTCTTAAATGTATGTAAAGAAATATATCCGTTTTGTTCATTATTATTCATATAACCATCACCCAGTATTATTCCATACATAAAACAATCTTCTTCTGAAATATTTGTAATATCAATATTATATTGAGGAATGCTATAAACCAGCATATCATTTAAATCTAAGTCTTTTGCTTCTGTCCAATCAAAATTTATTATTTTCTTATCTATTCTATTTTTAATAACATTATAATTAATCCCTTTATTTTGATTTCTTAAAACAAAAATAGGATGTTCAGGAGTAATTTGTAAACAATCAATAGAATGCATAGTTTCAATATGTAGTATTTCACCTTCATATGGATGTTCAAGAACATTTTCAATTATTTCAACATCTCCATTTAAATTAAATATTTTTGTTTCTCCAAATGAACAATATTGAATTTGTATTGGACCTTGAGTAGTATAAATAATGGTTTCAGGATGTACACATTGATCGACGTAGCGGGCAGTATTATTAAATACTCTTAACATAGGCACTAAACCATTTGAAGTTCCATTTGTTCCTTGAATATGACTACCCTTTGCTCTAATATTATGAACGTGTAATCCAATTCCTCCAGCCCATTTAGAAATATTAGCACAATCTTTCAAGGTATTAAATATTCCATCAATACTATCATTTTCCATGGCTAATAAATAACAAGAACTCATTTGTGGTCTTGAAGTTCCAGCGTTAAAAAGAGTAGGAGTAGCATGTGTAAAGAACTTCTGTGACATTAAATCATATGTTTCTTTAATTAATTCTAATGATTTTGGATTACTTAAGTCTCCATGAATACCAACAGCAACTCTCATCCACATATGTTGAGGTCTTTCAATAATATTTTTACCCTTTTTAAATAAGTAAGCTCGTTCAAGTGTTTTGAATCCAAAATAATCTATTAAATAATCTCTATTATGGTCAATCATGTTATTCAATTCAATATTATGTTCTTCAACAAATTTCCATAAATCAGCAGAGACCAGTGGTTTGTGATTTTTATGTATGTCATAAAAGTGATATAATTCACACATAACATTAGAAAAAATAGGGTCTGTATTTTTTTGATGATTGGAAACTATAATACGTCCAGCAAGAGTACCATAATCAGGATTTAGAGTAGACAAAGAGGCACATTGTTCTGCAGCTAATTCATCAATTTTTGTTGTTAATATTTTATCATATAATTGATCAATTACTTTCATAACAAGTTGTTGATAGTTTATTTGGATGGATGTCTCTTGACCTAATTTTTTAATTCTAGTTAAAATTTTATCAAACGCGATTTCTTTTAATTCACCATTTCTTTTGGTAACACGCATATAATTAGATTCCATAGTATAAGTATATATAATATTATTTTTAAGTTTATTTAGTATATTATTATTATTATCGTAATTTATATACTTATATGATTTCTGATTTTATAGAAAAACAACGAAGAGATAAAATAGAAAGAAACTGGTATAAACAATCAAAAATTTTTAAGGAAAAAACAACGCAATATCTTATAGAACATAATAAAATTTTACAACAAGAAATAAAAGATAAAAATTCACTTCTTAAGAATCAGTTAATACTTGAAAAAAAAATAGCTCAAGACAAGTTAATACAATTAAATGCTGAAAAAGAAAAAGACGGAATTTTACAAACATTAAATAGTTTACCTTTACTGAAAGAAGAATTAGAATCTACGATTGAAGATAATAAAAAATTACATAAAGAAAAAGCATCATTACAAGAAAAAATAGAAAAACTTGAAACTGAACTAAATAAAGAGAAAGATATTCACCAATATAAAATAGAACAACTAACAAATATAATACATCGTCTTAAAAGTGAATTAGAAAAAAATAATATTTCTAAAGAATCTATATCAGTAAATAATATTCCAACTATATATATAATTTATCAATATGTATACAAAAATAATGTAAATGTAACAGGATTTGGAGATTTTGTAAGAGGATGTTTTTATATATTACAGTTTTCTGATAAATATAAAATAAATTTTGATTTTAATATTTTTAATCATCCAATAAAAAAATATTTAGAGTATTTTTCTTGTAAACCAGATATTGATGAAAATATTTCAAAGGAGATTATATATTTTAAACATGAGAATCATGAATATTATCATGTAAATAAAAAAATAGTTTATAAATACTATGATATTGATGAAAAGTTATTTAAATTTATTAAATATACAAAACAATACAATAATAATAAATTTTTATATTTAACTAATCATCCTAATGAAATAATGATAACAGAAAATAATAAAAAAAGAATACGTGAACTTATTAAACCAACTCAATATTTAATGGAAATTGTAGAAACTACGATGTTAAATTTGGGATTAATTAAAAATAATTTTATAATAATTCATCTAAGAATGTATGATGAAAGTTTTTATGGTAATAATTGTACAATTAATAATCGTCATGTTAACAATATAATTGAGTATATTAATACTATTAGACAGAATAGTAAAGATACAATATTTATGATTACAAGTGATAATATTATTAAATCTTTAATAATAAATAAAATTCCTTATATAAAAACAATATTTCATGATATAACCCATATAGGAGAGAATTCAAAAACAAACGATAATAATTTAATAAATACATTAAAAGAATTTTATATTATGTCATATTCTAGTCATATTTATAGTTTTTCAGTATATCAACACGGTTCTGGATTTAGTAAATGGTGTGCTAAGACTTATAATATTCCCTATATATGTATGCTTTTAGAATAATATTTTTAATAATTTGATTCTAGTTTTCGTTATAATATTTATTGTCGCTTATAGTATATAATATTTCGTAAACTTGTGAAATTAAAAGTTTACGAAATAGAAAATAAAATAAATTTTTATTCAGATTTTTATAACACTATAATATATCATATAATGAAAAACACTTTTATACAAAGTATTATATTTTTAATAGGAATACTAGCTGTTACTTTATATTTAGCTCCATTTATCAAAAGACTGGAAGGATTTAGTGGTTTATATGATTTAAGAACTCCAGGTTCTTTTCCAAAGTCAGTTGATCAAGCTATATTAGATGATTATCCATTAATAGGAAAGAATGAAACATCAAATAAAAATTATAGTGATATTTGGTGGGAATATCCTATTTTTGGGGTTGGTTCTTTTAAACAAATTACTAACAATTTACGATATCACGATAATCCAGATGAAGGAACATGTGTACGTGCTGATTTTTGTAACGCTGTTTATTATAATAAAAAAGATAAAAAATCAAATATAGTAACACCTTTACCTCCAGCAGAAGAAGGTCCAGGAGCAAGAGTAGGATATTTTAGAACGGAACCAAATGAATTATATTTTTCTATTCCAACTAATGAAAATATTTTATATTAAACACTGTTAAAATTAATGTCTATATTTTTTAGTTCTGGTATAAGAATGCTTATATTAGGTTCAATATCTTTTTTAACAACAGTAATCTTTCCAGTTTCTTTATTAAATTGTAATAAACATCCACCACTTGGTTTTTGAATTGTCTCTTTTTTTGGTTTGCGATTAGGTGCTCTATGTTCATAACCGCTATCTCTTTCTTTCTCAATAATAGACCAAATTTCTGCTAACACAGAAATATTATCTTTGAACCATTGTCTATTTCTACAAACTAACACACAACTTAATTGTTCAAGTTTCCAATAGATAGTTTTCATATATGTGTAATTAAATTCAGGATTATATTGATAATAATCTACAATATTTTCATGCCATTCTTCAATATCGTGAGGATGAATTAAATCTAATGGTCTATACATGTAAAATGGTTTACCTTCTTTGGTATGAAAGTAAATAATTGCGCCTTTCATTTTATTATCTTTAGATAAACATATATTTTGAAATTCAATTCCATAATCATCTTCATAATAATCATCTAATGTATCATATAGATATGATGTATAATCTGGATATTCAGTAAATTTAGTTTCTAAAAAATCACATTCATCAAGATCGCAAACTTCCATTTGAAGTTGCATTTGAATCCAATACTCTTTCTTAGGAATTCCATCTATTTCACGATTAACAATATTCTTAATTTCTAACATACGTCCATATCTTTGTGAATTTTTATCAACATTAATTCCATCAGGAGATGCTCCTAAAAATAAATATTTTTCATGTTGAATACATCCAAAATCCTCTATTTTTGTGTCATATTTATTCTCATATATTTTCACAGAAAGAGGTTCATATTTTTGTCCCCAGTGAAGTGTAGTGTTAGTATTAACCATAACAACTTCTTTTATATCATCATCATTTTCAACCGTATCATCATTATCTATATATAAACTTTGATTCAATGGTTGACACTTTTCATAAATAAGCTGATTCTTTACAGTTTGACTTTCAAATGCTTTAAATGCGTTAGATGCTGTTATTAGATTATGACGAAATTCATACCATTCTTTTGTTCGTTGAATTGGTTGTGGTTTATTCCTTAATGTATTAAGTTGTTCGTCAACATATTCAGTATCTGGTTCTTCTAGAATTATAGTATTATCATAAGAACGTGGTGGTATAAAATATTTAAAGAAATCAGTTTTCGCATGTTCAATAATTTCTTCCATTTCATCTTCAGCATCATCAGTATAGAATATATCAAAATCAAAATGTGAATGCATTAATTCTGTTATATTTTCATCAAGTATATCATGAAAATCTGGTTCAGAAATAAGCGCAGGATGGTCTCTAACAAATTCTTCCATTAGACATGTACATGTTTGATATAATTCCAAAGATTCTTCATCATTAAAGTATTTTATGTCTTCTTCTGGAATAATTGAATCAGTAATATCAATTATTTCACAACTATTGTTGTTCATCTTTATATTATATATTGTTTTGTTTTTATACTTTTATTGAAATCAATTTTATTATATTTTATTGATTATTTGTAATAAAATTGATTAATTATCTTTATCTGATTCAGAGTCATCTTTATTTTTGATATTTTTAGCTGTGCCTTGTTTTTTCTTAGGGGCCAATCCTTTTAATGTTGATACTCTTTTATCTAAATTTTTAAGAGTAAAATGATTAGAGGATTTATTATAACATAATGCAGGTATATCTTTAATTTCTCCAGTCTCTTTATTATAATTAATATCTTTAACCCGTTGTAGTTTCTTTTTATCAAGGCAATCTTTAAAAAAAACAATTAATTGGTCGTATTCAATATCAGATAGATTATTTGAAATCTTATAATTATCAGCAAAAAATATTAGTTTCTTAATTTTGGCTGTTTTATCTAATTTACACCAAGGTTCATTTGAATTAGTTATTTTTTCATTTTCAAGAAATTTATCTAAATTAGCGAGATTACTAGAAGATTTACTTTCCGGCCATGGAACCCCATTTAAGACCATAGATTTGTATTTAAGTGTCTTTAACTCATTACAATCGGTAGTTTGTATTTCTTTGCTCATTTTATATACTATATTGTAAAATAGATTTTAACTCAGTTTCAAATAATAATTATTAAACTATTTATATTTAAATTAATGTTTATATTGATTTAATAATATAGTTTAAAATTTATAAATATTATTTTAGAATAATATATAATATTTATGGATAATGATAATAGTACAAAAAAAATAATAATAGAAGACTCAAAAAAACAAACCAAAAAAATTCATTGTAAAAAAGAGAAAAAAATGAGAGTTGAAACAAAGACTTGGGGTTTAAATGATGAAGAATTAACCCATCAGAGACAATTAGAATTTTTATTATCAGAGGATTTTATAGAAAATAATAAGAAGGATACATATATATCAAAACTAACAATTCATATAAAAAATAAAATATATAATTATAAACAACAAGACATAATAAAAAAAAAATTAAATGAAAATGATTTTATTAGTTTTGAAGAAACAATAGATCTATTAAGAAAATGTGATATGAAATGTTGCTATTGTTCTAATGAAGTTTATATATTATATGAGCGTGTAAGAGAAATGAAACAATGGTCTCTTGATAGAATTAATAATGATATAGGGCATAATAGAGGTAATTTGGTTATAGCTTGTTTAGAATGTAACTTGAAAAGAAGAAGAACTAACAAAGATGCATTTATGTTTACAAAGAATATGGTAATAATTAAAGAAGGAAATTAAAATTCTTCTAAATTATCATCATAATATTTTTCAAGTTTTGCTAATTCTTTTGAATATAAATCATAATTAATATTAATTTGTTCATAAAATGGTTTTAAATTAGTAAATAAATCAGAAAGAGTTTCCCAATATGGTCTACAAACAAAATTAATATATTTCATTTCATGATTATAAAATGATGTTGAACTATTAATATTAAAAGATGTGAACGGTTTTAATCCTTTTTCTTTTTCTTTTTCGGTTTGAATATAAAACTCAAAAGATACTTTTCTAGCCCAAGCCTCACATTGTTGATATTCTTGAATAGGATTTCCAATATCAGCAGCATGAACGATAATTTTTGCTAATAAATATTGGTCATCGATAGATTCAAAATTGAAGCCTTTTTCTTTTTTATTTCTCATAATATCAAGGATATATTTATGATTAGCCATATCTGTTCCTAAAATTGTATAAATTATTGTTTTTCTACAAATAATAAATTCGTCGTGAGATAAATTTTCAAATATATGATGTTTTTTAATTAGTTCAAAAGATAAATGACAGTGGTACTGTTCAAGAACACTGAGATCATTATATCTACAAGCTAATTCAGAGCATGTATTAATTTCAAATAAATTATTATTACCTGGATGCCCGATGTCATGCACTAAAGCGCTAATTAGTATTCCCAATAAAACTTCATGATTTAAGTTATCAAATAAGTAACACTCATCAAGTAAAACATATGTAGTATGTAAGATATGAGTTGCGTGATAAAAGTTATGATATGATACAGAATTATATTTATCACAAACATCTTTGACAAATCCTTTAAGATAAATTGAGTTAATTTTGTGATAACCTATTCTTTCAAAGAAAGTCTTAAAAATATAACATACAATATTTCTAAGAATAAATTCATCATCAACTTGAAGAACATCAAATTTTATTGTAAAAATGTTATTAGGAATAATTAGAAATTTACTCAAAAGGTCAGAATAGTCTACTTTTTCACTTGTATCAATTTTTGGTAATTCATATTTTGTGGATGTTAACATAAATTCAGTACATGAAGAAGACATAGATTTTTGTTCCAGAAAACATAAAGGAGAAACTGGTTTAAACAATTCCATTCTTGTTGTTATAGTTATATATATGTAAAAATTATATTTTAGTATTATATAATTTCAATTTTTTTTAAACCCTTTCTCTAAATCTCTAAATCCCTAAATACCCAAATAAATTAAGTTTAATAATACATTATTTTAAAATGAAATATAATAATGTATACTACTTGGAAATGGAGTACCGGAGAAGCTTATTATAAAAGTGCTAGACCAGAAAAAAATGAAAGACAACAAGATGTCGGTTATGATTCACAAATGAACGCAATTAACCAATCTTTAGCAGATGATTCTTTTTTCAATCAAGATTCTGATTTAATAAATATAACAAATTCAATGTTTTCAAGAAATCAAAATGCTAGTGGTACAAGACGTGAAGATTTAGATACAAAAATAGCCGATCGTGAAATGATTGCACAACGTGGCGTAAATCCTTTTTTACAAACTAGTTATGTGAATGATGTTGTAGCACGAGATATGTTTTTAAAACCAATTAATACTACATTTGCTTACAACAAAGCAAAAGAAAAATCTAAGGAAGAAGCTTAAATATAAACATAATAATAATATATGGTATATTTACCTCCAGAGATATTAAACATAATTTTTTCATATGTCCCAAGACCAATAACTAACAAATTAATAAAATATTTAATAAATGATTGTTATGAATAAGATTATGAGCCATATTATTCTGAAACTTGGTAGGATAATTATTGTTATACTTATACATTTAAAGAATGGTATTTTTTTTATAGAAAATGGTTGCGTATAAATATACACAAGAAAAAGGTATATAAACACACACCATATTCAACTTATGTTGGGACAGATAAGTTATTTTATTTACTATAAATTAATTGTTTATACTACAAAGCAATTTAAATACTCTTAACACACATTGTATGAAGCAATCTGTTTGCTAAATATACTAAGAAAGAGTTCAATAATATGAATATAGAATTTACTATGAACATCACATTTACTTTCTTAAAATTAGTAAGCATAAAGATTGCTATTGATAAAGCAGTCATAACAAATGTAAATCCAAAAAATATGGATAAAGCATAGAAATAAATACAATACTCTCTTGGGAGAGGTCCAAAATATTGATCCATAAAGGAAGCCATAATAATATTTATTTAGATATTAAATTCGTTAAAATTTTAAATAATTTAATTTAGGAATAAAACTACTTAAATAAATTTTTCAAAACTTAAATAATGAATAATTCAAATTACACAACTCAAAATGATTTATTGCTTAAAAATTTAATGACTTTTTATAAGACTGATGATTTAGATGGAAACTATAACCCTAATAATAATTTAGATAAAATGCTAAAGATTATTACTGGAGATTCCAAAATATCTCTACGAATTGTTGATTGGTTTGCCACTAATTATGCTAAAAAGTATTATACACTTTATGTGATTCAAGGTACACATGATAATGTCACAAGACGTTTTAAAGTTTATGATGATTATAAACTCAAATTAAAAGCTTATTCTAAGAAACGGTTTGACCCATTTTGTCGTTGGGATCGTATCAGTATTCCTTATACAAATGGTAAATTTATTGAAACCACTATTGGACAACTTAACTTCTTTAAATGGGCAATTGAAAACAAAGTTGTTGATTATATTGAAGAAAATTACAATGACATTGAAAAAGATATGAACAATCGTAATAGTACTTCTAAACGTAAAGAAACTATTACTGATAACTCTAAAACCAGAAAGAAAAGAGAAGAACTTTCTATTTCAGCAACTAAAAGTATCAAAAAAGAAAAGGTTGAAATTGTTGTTCAGTTTCATTAAAAATATATGTAAATAATATGAATAATATTCAAAAATAGATTCATATTATTTTTATTTGGTTGTATTGGTACTAGAAGTTTGTTAGTTTATCTTGCTAAAACAAGTAACAAAACATTTTTAATGTTTTAGGGTTATCTAGCTTTATTGCCAGCTATAGGATTTTGTTATTTATATTTTACTGTATCAAGAAAAACAGGTGCGGAAGTATTTGGTGACAAAATATGGTGGAATAATTTACGACCAATTCATGGATTATTATATTCTTTATTTGCTTATAATGCTATAATAGGTAATACAAACGCTTGGATATATTTGTTAGTTGATATATTATTTGGATTTACTAGTTTTTTGATTTTTCATTATTATAATGGTGACTTTAAAAAAATATTTTAAGTTGTTCTATTATTTAAAAACTAAAAACATAGATTAAATATGGGAAATACTCAATCTATGAAAAAAATTAATTTTGAAGATATGCAAACAGTCATTAAAAATCCTGAAATTTATTTAATCATCAATACATTACCACTTTCCGAACAACAATGTCTTATAGTAAACACAACATTAGCCAGTGATGAAGAAGCAATTATCAATAGATTTATGAAAGAAAATAAAAGTATTAGAATTATTATTTATGGAAAAAACTGTAACGATGAAACAATTAATAAAAAATATCAACAATTGTATTCAATAGGATTTTATAACATTTTTGTTTATTCAGGAGGAATGTTTGAATGGTTAATGCTTCAAGATATTTATGGAAAGGACCTATTTCCAACTACAAAAAAAGAATTAGATCTTTTAAAATATAAATCAAATCAGCTTCTAAGTATTGGTTTATTAGAATATTAAGGTTCGTACTTTAATTGAGTTTTATTCAATAATCGTTCAATAACTAATTCTCCTTCCCAATCTTTCGTTTCTTCAATAATATCATCAATTAATTCTGTTTCTGGAAGTACTTGGTTATTATGTTCTAATGATTGATTTGATAATTGATCAGCACGTTTATTGTTTTTTCTATAAACATGATTAAAATCTATATAAGTAAATTGTTCTGTTAGTTTAATAACTTCATCATAAAATTCAGAGAGATTTGGATTTTTAACTTTATATAACTTATTTACTTGATTAATTACGAGTAAACTATCCCCATATACAGAAATATTTTTTATATCTAGTTCAATTGCTGCTTCAAGACCAAGTATTAACGCAGAATATTCTGCTTCATTATTTGTTTTTTTAGGTCCGATATATTTACAAGCTGCCCAAAATTCTTCGCCATTTTTATAAATAACAGCACCAATTCCTGCTGGTCCTGGATTGCCTTTACTACATCCATCAAAATACAATGTATATTCAGTAGATGGATAAACTTTAGGTTGTGTATGGTTAGTTGTTTTTATACTAGGTAATCGTATAATTATTTGCTTATTATTCATAGTTATATATTATAAGTATAATTTTATAACTTGAAAAATATATTTCAATTATATTATATATGTATATTATAATGATTCCTACAAAGCTTCTAGGATTATTTTTAGCTTTTTTTCTATCTTTTTCACCCTTCATATTAGGTGATACAGAATGTCCAATTGTTAGTTCAATTGGAGATCGGAGAAAGGATAAAAATAGTTTGCGTTTAGTTCAATATAATGTTGAATGGTTATTTATTGATTATTATGCAGGAATGGATTGTCCAGGAAATGGTTGTACTTGGCATTCAGTATCAGATGCTCAAACACATATGTCTTATGTTGCTAATACAATTAAAACATTACAACCTGATATTATTAATTTTTGTGAAGTAGAAGGTTGTGATGAATTGAATATATTAAAAGAACAATTAGATTCTACATATAATCCATATTTAAAAAAAGGAACAGATACAGGAACAGGGCAAAATGTAGGAATGTTAACGAGGGTGGATCCTCTTGTTAGTTTATATCGTAGTGAAGAGAAGGTTGCGTATCCAATTTCTGGAACAAAATGTGGTTCTACAACCGCTTCGGGAACAACAGGGGTTTCAAAACATTATATAACTGAATTTAATATAGCTTCAATGAATGTAGCAATGATAGGTGCGCATTTATTAGCAATTCCAACAGAGCCAGCTCGTTGCGTTCAAAGAGAAGGGCAAGCACAAGTTTTACAAAATATTGTTATTTCATATATACAAAAAGGTTATGAAGTTATCTTGATTGGAGATATGAATGATTATGATGCTGAAGTGTTAGACTTAAATTCAGATAAGCCAACATCAAGAGTATTAGATTTTTTGAAAGGCTTAGATGGAGAGAAAAAAGGAACATATACACTAACAAATGTTGCTACAAAAATTGCTCAATCAGAAAGATATAGTGATTGGTGGGATTCAGACAATAATTGTAATACAAGTTCTCAAAAAGATTTATCAATGATAGACCATATTTTAGTAACATCTGGGATAAATAGAAAAATAACTAATGCTTATATTTATCATGGATATAAGGAATATTGTGGAAAATGGGATTCAGACCATTGGCCAGTTGTAATAGATATTAATACCGCTTAAATATAATCACAAATAATAGCAATAAACTTATCATCATCATTGGTTGAGTTTTGATTTGGTATTACTAGGAATGGTTTTCCGCATCCAAGTATTAAATCTTTTTTAATATAAAATTCGCATAAATCTTTAGATGCGTGAGGATCAATTTGCTTTCCATTTTTTTTATTAATGCCGTGACGAAAAATACAACAATTAAGTTTTTCAATTAAAACAGGTTCTTTACAATGAGGACATTCTACTACTAAATTAGCAGGTTTTTCATCATGCATTTTATAAAATAATAAAAAATGTCTTTAAGTTAAAAAATATATTATTTAATTTTTAACTTAAAGAAACAATCCCGAAATTAATTATGTATGAATGAATCAATTTTCTCTAACCATTGTTCTACTATCTTTTCATTCTCATAAATGTCTACATTACCATCCAAAATTAGCTTGTTAGTTTGTATACCTTTATTTTCATCTAGAAAGTTTTCATGATAATTATGACAATCTTGTAAATAAGCCAATGGAATTACTTCCTCTCCATCTCTCGCACGTTTATGAATTCTTTCATAACATTTTTGTGGCTCGGTATTCACATATACTGAATAGTTAATTGGAAAATCATTTGCAAATTCCTCAAACCAGTTCAAATAAATTTGATAACATACATCTTCTATTTTACCTTGATCATGTAACATCTTCGCAAAAACATACTTGTCAGTATATAAACTACGCTCAGTAATAATTATATATTTTGGTAATTCAAATTGTTCTTCTTGTTTATCATAATTTACAATAATTTCTTGAAATCTATTTTGAACTAACATATATTTTTCATCGGTTATTTTTTTAACTGTATCTCTTAGAATTTTTAATCTTGAAATATATGCCATCATTTGAAACGCAAATGAATATTTCTCTTGATCAGCATAAAATTTCTTTAACATTGTGTTACCTTGAGAATCCTTAATTTTTTCCCAATCATCAACTGGTTCTCGTAAAAATATTACGTGTAAATTATTACAATAATGCTTTCGTAAATTCTCTAAAAGAGTTGATTTTCCAGAACCAATGTTCCCTTCAATTGACACAATCTTATAATTGGTAGACATTATACAATAATTTATACGAATATTTTTATCTTCTTTTTCAAATTCAATTTTAAAATAAAATTGATTTATTAAAATGATATAAAGAGTAATGTATATTACTACAGTATACACCCTTAAAATGGATCTTAAGCAACGAAAATTAACTAAGTCTGAATGGGATGGAATTGAAATTCCAGTCCACAAGAATGAGTTGGAAATATTGCGATTAATTGTTAATGGATTTTCAAATGTCCATTTAAAAGTCAATAAAACTGATTCTATCTTTACTCACCTAAAGATAGAATACAATCCACAAATTGAAGAATTCTTATACGTCAAGTTCTTTGCTGACAAAATCAAATCACTCGTCGAAAAATATGATATACCATTCATTCATTTTAGTCCTAATCTACGTAGACCTAAAAGTCAAGATTTACCACAAGAGGAAAATGGAGATTACTATATTAATATTGCCTCAATCGTCAAGTTAAAGAGTGGCGACCAAATCAGATTATCACGATTAGATGCCGAAAGTATTAATAATGATACTAGTATGTATGAGTTTATTCTATTCAATAATCTTGAACAAATGGTTCACCTAAAACATACAAAAAATCTAAAATGGGTATATTATTATTATACACTTAGTAAACTTGTACAAAATAATGTCGATAAAGTAAATAGGTTTATTAAAGAAATTATTATAACATTTATTAAAAAATATGAGTGTGAAGTTAATCTTCTTCATATTGTCCATAACTCATCAGAATTTATTGAAAAAAATCCTAGCATCTTAAAATATAGCGATTTGTCATTATATGACCATCAGAAAGAAATTTACACAGCTATTAGAGCTCCCAATCCAAAATTAGTGTTATATATTGCTCCTACCGGTACAGGGAAAACGTTAACGCCTCTCGGATTATCTGAACAATACAAAGTAATCTTTGTATGTGCTGCTAGACATGTTGGTCTTGCGCTTGCTAGATCTGCTATCTCTATTAATAAACGCATCGCATTTGCATTTGGATGTTCTGCAGCAGAAGATGTTCGTCTACATTATTTCGCTGCTAAGGAGTTTACCAGAGATAAAAGAAGTGGACAAATTAGAAAAGTTGATAATACAGTTGGAGATAAAGTAGAAATTATTATTTGCGATATCAGGTCTTATCTTCCAGCAATGTTTTATATGGCATCCTTTAATCCTATTCATAAAATTGTTACTTATTGGGATGAACCTACAATTACGATGGATTATGAAAGTCACGATTTACATAAGGTCATTAAAAAAAATTGGAAGGATAATATTATCCCTAATTTTGTTTTATCTTCTGCCACACTTCCAAAAATGCACGAATTAACACAAACTATAGCTGATTTCAGAGAAAAATTCCCAGATGCCAATATTAATAATATCGTGAGTCATGATTGTCGCAAAACAATTCCATTAATTAATAATAATGGATTTGTCGTAATGCCACACTATCTTCACGAAGATTACACACAAATTCTAGAAACTGTTGCACATTGTGAAGATAATCTCACTTTGTTGAGATATTTTGATCTAAAGGAAGTATCCGAATTTATTCATTATGTTGAAACTAATAATCTCAATAAACCATCTTCAAAATTTGAAAGAAATTTCAGTTCAATTGATGATATTGACATGAAAAGTATTAAACTTTATTATCTCAAAATGTTAAAAAATATTATCCCATCTAATTGGCCCAGAGTTTGGAATCACTTTAGAATTGAAAGAACTAAAAGAATTAAATTTAATAATACGATTGATACCAAGGGAAATTCTATCACTAAAACAACTAGTTTAGGAAGTGTTGTAGTTCCAAAACAAGGAGAAGCACTATCTCGTGTTACCAGCTTTCAAACTTCAGTTGCTAATCCTGATTTAGACCCTCCTGGAAGTTGTGGAGTATATATTACAACTAAAGATGCTTATACACTAACTGACGGACCTACCATATTCTTAGCCAATGATCTAGCTAAAATAGCCAAGTTTTGTATCCAACAAGCTAATATTCCTGCAGTTGTAATGAAGGATATTAACGAGAAAATTGAATATAATAATCAAATTAATGAAAGAATCGATCAGATTGAGAGAGAATTAGAGTGCGAAGAAAATAAAATGGCAGCTAAATTAGCAGGAAGCTCAGCTGATACATCAAAAGAAGCTAAGAGTTTAATCGGTAAAAAGGATGGTAAAGGGAAATCAAAAATCGCTAATAAAATAGTTGATAAAACCGAAGATAGAAAAATTGCTAAAATGCGTGAGGATATTGGTACTTTAAAAAGTATGGCTAAGAATGCCACTCTAGATGACATGTTTGTTCCTAACAGAATCACCCATTTAGAAAAATGGGCTAAGGAACTAAATACAACTGGAGCATTTACGAGTGATATTGAAGAAAGCATTATTATATCTATCATGTTGCTTAAAGATGTTGATGATAGTTGGAAAATTCTCTTGCTTCTTGGAATTGGAGTTTTCACTCAACATAAAAGTAGTGCTTATACGGAAATTATGAAAACATTAGCAGACCAACAAAAGTTGTATTTAATTATTGCGGATAGCGATTATATTTATGGCACAAATTACCAATTTTGTCACGGTTATTTAAGTAAAGACCTTGAACTTACACAAGAAAAAATTATTCAAGCTTTAGGACGTATTGGACGTAATAATATTCAACAAGAATATAGTGCGCGTTTCAGAGATAATATACAGATTACAACATTATTTACTAGATTTGCCTCTGAAGATAAACCTGAAGTTATTAATATGAATCAGCTATTTAATTGTAAAAATATAAGATGGAATGGTACTGAGTATGAAGAGTTGCCTGAAGTAGAACTAGAAGCTGTATTTGATTATGATGAGGAGGATGAAGAAGAAAAAGAGGAATAAAACATTTATTGTAATTTATAATTAATTTTAAACTATTTTATATTCATTATTAATGATGAGTATAAATTTATTTTTTCATATAAGTAAAGAATTTTTGTTCAAATCTATTCACAAAGGTTTTGAATATGAAGAAGATAATAATACGACATGTGATGGAGAAAAAGGTTTACTAGAAGGATGATATGTTGTTCAATTTTATGGAAATTTGTAATGTCTTTAACTTCATTATAAACCTTACACGATTTAGTCTCAATAGTTTCCAAAATAGTAATTATATATCAAGTTATATATTTAATATATTTTTGTAATACAAAAACTGGAAAATATAAATTAACTCCTTAAAATACATTATACTCCTTAAAATACATTATATTTATATATATATATATATATAACATGAATGAGCAATATAAAATAGATACCAACCGATTTAGAACAAAACGAGCACAAGAATTAATTAAAAATAAAATTAATACAACAAGGAAAAGAAGAGCAACCATACCAGAATATAAATCCGCACCAGAAAAACAACCATTACCAGAACTAACACGAGAACTAACACCCAATCAAATAACTATAAATGAATACAAAAAATTTATTGAAGATAATCCTACATTACTACCTAAAACAACTGTTTTTAATGAAATAGATAATATTTATAAAAAAGAAATTTTGGATAATCCTAATTTTAATAATCAAGACCCTGAAGTTGCTAGGGAAGCTAAAAATAATGATAGAGATAAAGCTATGTATAGTTTTTTCTCAAATGCTGACAAAATAGATACATATTTTAAACAAGAAATAATTACTGAACCATTAGATATAATATTGAAAAATAATCCTGACTCAAATTTATATGTATTTTCAACTAAAGTTTTATGGTATTCATTATCAAGTTGTTTCAAACATGGAGAATTAGATATTTCAGTAATTAAAGATAAAACCGGCAATGATTTACATAGATCTGATACGATTGTAAATGGACAAGAACTTGAACGTGAAATATATTCAGCAAAATTGGATAACTATGAGAGGACTGATTATTTAAATTTAACTTTAATGGATTTTATTGATAAGGCAAAACTTACTATTTCTTTAAATACAATTAATCTTATTGATATATTACGTATACAAAATCTAATTCAAGTTCCAATTGATTCAGTAATAACTTTTTTATCTTCAAAAGGAATTAACTTAGGCGGTTTTTCTGGTGTTAAGAGCAAGATGCTTAAATATAAATTGATTCTTAATTCAGATGAACAATATATAGAATGTAATTTTAATTCACCATTTATTAATATTGATGAAAATGGGGAAATTATAGTTGATGGTATGTTTAGATGTTGGTTCAAAGCTAATCTTTTAGATTTAAGCTATTCATTTAAAGTTTTTATTAATCCTCCAAAACAAAGTCAACCAATATTAAAACAATCATTACAACCTCAAGAATCACAATTAGAAAAATCGGAACAATCTGAATCTGCTATTCAAGAGTATACTAATAAAATATCTAATCTTGGTAAAGGAGCAATTAATTATGCCAAAGATAATCCTGCAACTGTAGCTACTGGTGTTGGTGCCGCAGCAATATTAGGTTCAACCGCGGGTATGTTAGTCTTAGCAGGAGTATTAGGAGGAAAAACAAAGAAACGTTCACGATTACATAAAAAACTAAAAAATAAAAAAACTATACGTAAAAATAAACATAAGAAAACAAAAAAACTAAAATAAAAAATCAAGTAGACTTGTGAAAAACGTGTGAACTTATGTTCGCATCATTTGAATTATTCTAAAAATAATAAATTATTAAAAATATATAAATTTATAAACTCATTTTTTCAATTAATTCATTTATTCCTTTATTAAAATCAGTATCAATTGTCCATCCTAAATCTTTTACTTTTTGATTACTTATATAATATCTTTTATCATTAAAAGGTCTATCTTCAATATAACTAATCCATTTATCATAATCTTTTGTTTTAGTTATCTTTTCAATTAGAATATGAGCTACCTGAGTTACTGTATATTCATGATGATCATCACTACCAACATTATAAATTTCACCAATTTGCCCTTTTTCTAATACTAATTTTAACGCAGAACAAACATCATTAACGTGTAAAAATGCTCTAACATTTGAACCATCTCCTTGAATTGTTACATTTTGTTTATTCAATAGTTGTTGAATAAATCTTGGTATTAATTTCTCAGGGTATTGGTTCGGTCCATATACATTATTTCCACGTGTAATAATGATTGGCATTTTAAATGAATGATAATACGATTTAGCTATTAATTCAGCAGCTGCTTTTGTTGCAGCATAAGGATTTGTTGGACATAATACTGAACCTTCATGCTTTTTTTCTTCATTTTCTGATAACATTGATTCACCATAGACTTCATCTGTTGATATATGAATAAATTTATTTATTTTACCATATTTTCGACATGCTTCCAACAATGTATGAGTCCCTACAACATTATCATGTGTATATTGTAAAGCATTATCAAATGAATTTTGAACATGAGACTGTGCAGCAAAATGAATAACTGTATCTATACCATAAATCTCTAAAATATTTGATATTAAATCAAATGAACATAAATTTCCTTTTACTAAATGATAACGTTCTGATTTTCTTATATTTTCATCAATATTGTTCTCAGACGCACAATAATACATCGCATCTAAATTAATAATTTCAACTTCAGAATTTTCTTTGAAGTAAAAATTAATAAAATTTGAGCCAATAAATCCACAACATCCTGTAACTAATAACTTCATAATATGTAACTAAAATATTTTATTTTCATATTTATAACGCTTATAAATTTTTTCTTGTTCTTTTTGGTTTTTTTATATTTTTATTTCTCTTTGTTAGTCTATTTTTCATTTTATAACATCTTTTCGTTATTTTATGAACAAACTTCTTCCTAATCACTCTTGTTTGTATTTTTCCTCCTGTCATTCTAGATATATCACTTTCAATTTCATCATTTATTTTAACTATTTCATAGTCTAGATTTTTAATTTCCTCTTCTTTAGAAATTATTTCAGGAGATTTTTCACCTCTTTTTAATTTGGTTTGTTTCTTTATTAATTCTATACTATTTTGTAATTCACCGATTCTGTTTTCTAATTCTTCAATTGTTTTTATTTTTTGTTGACCATCTGGTGTACTCATATATCTTTCTCGTAATTCTACAAGTTTTCTATCTCTCTCTTTTTTTTCAGCTGATTTAGAAGCAGCCTTAGCCTTTTTCTCTTGCTTCTTTTTTTCTTCTTCAGCATTTTTTATCTCAGCTTCTTTTGTTTCTTCATAAATTATATTAAACACATTTTCATCTATTAATAATTCGTCTAATCTTTCTCTTAAGCTATCTAATTGTTCAGTTGTAATTATTTTTGTTTTACCTTTTGTTACTGGAATATTTCTTTTTATTATTTCAGTTGCTTGCTTTATTTGATTTTTAAATAACTTAATTCTTTCTGTTTCAGCTTGCTTTTCAGCATTTTTTCTATCCCTTTCAGCTTGTTTTTCAGCATTTTTTCTATCCTTTTCAGCTTGTTTTTCAGCATTTTTTCTATCCTTTTCAGCTTGTTTTTGTGTTGGAGTCAATCCTTTTTTTTGGTTAAATTTATTTATTCTTTCTTTTCTTGCTTGTTCAGCATCAGTTCCACCATCAGCCTGAGTTCCTCCATCCGCCTCATCTTCTTGTATATACGGAATAAATTCAGTATCATTATAATCGATCAATTCTTCATAAGCACTATTCTTTAATGGTTTTACTTTACTGCGTGGGTTTACTAAAAGTATATCATTTACATCTTCAGACCCGATTATAGTTGAGTCAGTAATTTCTTGTGATACATCTTCTCCATAAACCTTTCTAGATTTATCTGCTACATTTAAAAATTCTAATTCTTTTAATAAATCATATCTATTTGGAACTTGTAATTCTCTTGTAGCATAAATTACACTTCCCTTCAATCCATTTGAATTCATCTTTCCTTTATTTCTTGCAACTAACAAACTCCTTGAGGGATTTTGGGTTGATGATGTAAACATATATCCTGTTATTGCTTGTTCATTTACAGCACCATTTCCGTTTAATAACATATAAATAGAACGAAATCCTGATGGTCTATCTCCTTGAATTCCCAATCGTAATCCATTACCTAGTTGGTCATATGGTATTATTCTACCTCCCTCACTAACACTTCTGTAAATTAATTTATCTTTAATATTTTTAGCTATTTTTAAGTCACTTGGGAAGGAAGATGATTTACTAACATATCCACCCCATTTAAAACATGTTTGACATTCTTGTAAATAATCACCCATAGTTTTAAGTGATGTTGCACTTAGTAACATATTAAAACCTGATTGATCATATTGATATTGCATATTTTTCCACATTTTTTTTATATAATCTAGTCCTTGTAAATTTATTGTTTCTTCATCTCCTTCTACTAATTCTTCTTTTGGTGTCAAATCATATATTTCTTTTATCTTATTTACAACACCTCTATAAGCTACTCTTGCTTTTAAATCATTTGATTCTGATACTTTTATTGGAACAGTATTTATTGTCATTATATCTTTATCAATATTTGCGCCTACATTACAATCAAGTGTATAATATATTTTTGCTGTTAATTCATTATTGCTATCAATTTTTTGGTTATAGTTAAGAACTACACCTCCAAATGATATATATTTACCATCAGGACCATTATACACTATTTCTGAATATGATGTTCCTACTTCTTTTGGTTCTGTTGTATTATATTTTAAAGAACAATTATCCATAGCATCCATCATTGAAGACGTTGGGCAAAATATACCTCTTTGTAAACTACGATATAAACCAAAAATTGGCTGACTATCTCTAAACCATGTATAAGTATTTTTTTCATTAAAATTATTATAAAATTCAGGATTTTCTTGTAAAACTTCTGCTAAAAATAACTTATTTTCTAATTGAACTATTTCAGTTCTTTCAAATACTTTTTGTTCATATTTTAGTTTTAATAATTCATTGTACTCTCGTATTGTAATTTGTTTATTACGTTTTCTTATATTAAGCTGTCTTATAGGTTCAATATATTTAGCTTTTAGTGTATTATATTTTTCACTTATGATGTCTTGTAATCCTTTTATATATGTTGATAATTTTTCCTCATTAATAGTATTTTCATCAAATGTTCTTTCTTTTATCTCTGCTAATGTATTCTCAATTGGAAGATAATAACTTCTAGGAATAAACATTTTTGAACCGTTTATATTTGAACCAACATTTGCCGCATTATTTATAACAAATTTATATTTAGGAGCTGGAATATTTACTTGTGTGCCTTTTTTATGTATTAATACTTGATTTAATTTTAATAGAGCATACAGATTAGTAATTGTTTCACCATCTTGAGTTATAGGTTCTATTTCAGAATCTTGTAATTGTTTTATTGTTAAAATATTATTTTGATACATTTTCTTTAATTTATTAAATAAAATAGGCATTCGTGGTGGTTTTGGCTGTTCAATAATATCTATATCAGGATTTAATTCTCTTTTCTCAACTTCTGGAGCAATGTCTTCAACTTCTGGAGCAACATCTTCAACTTCTGGAGCAACATCTTCAACTTCTGGAGCAACATCTTCAACTTCTGGAGCAACATCTTCAACTTCTGGAGCAACATCTTCAACTTCTGGAGCAACATCTTCAACTTGTTTTGTAATTTCAACAAGTTCTATATCTCCACTTGTATCACGATTTTTATCTTTTGTATTATTTCCACCTTCCATAATCATATCAGAACCGTAACTAGTTCCTTGTTCATAATCTTCACAACCTTCCTCACACATCTCGAATAATTCCTCTGTTTCTTTTTCTAATTCTGGATTTGAAGCAAAATTAGGATTATCAGAAATTATATCATCAATTATTATATTATCAGGTATAGGTTCGTTTTTTATATTATAATTATATACATAAAAAGAATCCATGTAATTTTTGAGGTCATCATCAATTTTTGCTCCAAATGTTAGTGTTTTTTTTGGGGACATTTCTACTAATAATCGTTTTAAAATAAGTATCTCTAAAATTAGTAATTCATTATTGGGATGACCTTTATTTAAATTCTCCGAAATATCTGAGGATATAGCGTCTTTTTTTGGAATTGGAAATAATTCTACCAATTTTTCATAACTAATTTGATTTAATTCCTTGGGACCAAATTTATAATCTTCAGGAGTAATTTCATTTATAGGAATGTCTGGAAAAAAAATTCTCTTCCAAATTCCTAATTTTATAAACATTCCTCTTGTAATAGTTGTTAAAAGATTATTATGTGTAATAAAAACATATTCAGGTATTTCTTCTGTAACTTTTTTCTGTTCTGGTAATAAACCGGAGACTGTTGATGATTCTAAATTTGAAGCTACATCCTCATCCATTTCTAATTCTTCACCTTCATCATCTGTTCCATCTCCTCCACTCATTTGATTTATCAAATCTTTAAATGTATCATAATTTTCAACAGATATGTAAGTAATATAAAAAATAATAAATTGGTATAATATTTCTGAGGAATTCAATATATCAAATGGATTTTGGTTATTATTATTAATTTTGTTACTTATAAATTCATAAGAATCCAATAATAAACTAAATATATCTCCATAAAAATTAAAATACATAGAAGTATTAGTGTTTTTAAAATCATTTATTATATACTTTAATGATGCCTTAATGGCTTTATTCGCTACTTCATTTTTATCACCAGTTGTATTTTCTAATTCTTCATATTTATTCACATCATATCCTAAATATGTAACTACATACGTATTTAATGCTGAGTGAAAATCTAAAAAGTCTGCATTATTTTCAAATGTAGACACTATTTGTTCTATATTTAAATCACTAATTATGGATGGAACATATAATACATCTTTTAAATCATTAAATACAATAGATTTTACAAAAATATCTTCTCTATTAATACCTTCGCCTACTCCTAATTCAATACTTGGATAAATATCCATCTTTGGTACACCTGATTCAGAAGTAGGTTCAATATTTAGTTCCTCTTGAGGTTTAGAAATTTCTTCTAATGATTCAGAAGTAGGTACAATATTTAGTTCATCTTCAGGTTTATTAGCAATATCTACTTTGTCTTCCACTGATTCAGTAGTAGAGACAACATTTGGTTCCTCTCCTGGTTTAGTGCTAAGTTTTTGTTCTAATCCATGCAATTGTTGTAGAAGAGTTGAATTTTTATCAGAATCTATATTAACTCTTTCACCGCCAGTCATTATTATTGGCTCTTCATAGCTATCTAAATAATTATAAAAACTCATTAATTTATCTTTTTCAGGATTATTTTCTCTTATCGGTTCATCTTCAAACTTTGAATCGTCATACATGCTAATATCTCTATGTCCGCCAACAGGATATGCAATTATTTTAAAAATAGTATTACCAATATTTATTCCTAAGTTTTCAAATAGACTAGGTGTGTTAGGTTCTGTTCTAGTTATATTTCCTTTTATAACTCTGGCATGCATAGATCCTAAATTATAATCATGTACATAATCATGTACAAATGTACTTAAACACATAACGATCATATCTTCTTCTCTTTCAAATGTTATTGTATTTTTTGATATGCCTTCTTCTGGAAATTTTTGTTTATGTGTTAGTATAACCTGATTTATTGACGGTGCTACTATTCTATTATCTAAACTAGTACTCATAGTATATATTTATAAAATATATTATTGATATTATCTAAATAAAGCTAATTTATCAATTATATATCTATGAGAACTAGTATATTTATTTTAGTATCTATATCATCGCTTGTTTTTAGTGATCGTATATTTGATTATGATTCTCCAAAACAATCTACAACTGATATGAAAGATTTATTAAATTTAACAACAGCAGGCCATACACATACTCTCAATCTAAACATCATTTTTATGGAACATGGTATAAAGGAACTTATATAGATTTTGCTTTCCCTCATAGGAAAGCGATTTTGAATAATCTTTATTTAAGGTAAAATGATTTTCTTACAATATTTTAGCTTTTACTTTTTGATTAAAATCTAACCATTTCCATACATTATCTAAGTCGATGACAAAATCTTTTTTTTAATCATGCTTCAAATAGCAATAAAAACTTGATAAAAATAATTGTTGTTCGTAATTTGTGAAATTATTTTTCACTTTTTCAACCAATTTGCTTTAATAATCACCTTAAAATTTGGTGATTGGATTGCTTTCGATAAGATTTACAATATCCACACTCATTTTATAATTATATTTATTTGATATCATTATATTGTTTTTTGCTTTAATAATTAAAAAAGAATTATTAATTATTAAAATATATAAATAAAAACCACACGATATAAGGTGTTTAATTGGAGTAAGCCAAACCTCCCATACCACTCATAATTCTGAGCACGTTGTAGTTGGTGGCATAGACACGGACCTTAGCAGTCTTGGTACCTTCAACAGTGGCATTGGATAAGACCAATTGGAGTGTGGCATTATCAATTCTTGAGAAATTGCACGTGCCGCTTGGTTGATGTTCCTCTGGGCGAAGAGCGAAAGAGTAAACGTTAATACCTTCATCAGGATTGCGGGTGTGGGATTGGTAAGGTTGGACCCAAGAGAAGTAAGAACCTTCACGCTCAGAGAAGCGATCTTGGCCGTTCAATTGGAGCTTAGCAGTGACAACTGGGTTTTGGCCCCAGCAGTGCATGTCCAAGGAGGTCTCAGTGAGGACGAAAGTGCCAGCATCAGAGACAGTGGAGTTGTCAAGGTGATCACGTTGTAAGGCAGCAACAAGAGCAAGTCTAGCTCTTTCGGCATCAGTAGCAAGATCAGCAGGAGCAATACCATGACCTCCAAAGTTTGGCTCATTGTAAGGATTCTCAGGTCCATGCCAGTATCCAGTGAAACCAGCAGGAATATCATAATCAAGAGCACCAGCGTCATTGAAAAGACCTTGAGCATCAATGTATGCGTTGCTGTCACGAGCTACAGCACCAGGAGCACCGAAGGCATGGATGGCATTTGGAAGAGCATCAATGGCATCAGTGTAATTGAATGGTTGAGCACCAAGTACCTTGAATAAGAGAGCATCACAAACAAGGGATGAGCAGTAATCAACGTTTTGATCAGGTTGGACAACCCAAATCAATTCCTTAACAGGGTGATTGAAGTTGAGCTTAATCTTGTTGGAAGAAGAACCAACAGACTCATCACCAGTGAATTGGAGTTGAGTGATTAAGTATTCATGAGGATTTTGGGCGAATCTACGACGTTCATCAGTGTCAAGGAAGACATAGTCAACGTATAAAGAAGCAGCAACCAAAGATTGATTGTAGGCAATTGCAGCTGGAACTGGACGTCCAGGAGCGTATTGGTTAGAGAGATAAGCAGTTTTGTCAGTTTGGAGACTGGCATTTCCAGAGTTGCAGCTCAAAGTAGTAACAGCCCATAAGCATTCATCAATTGGACGAATATCAAGGTTAATCTTGACTTCGTGGTATTGAAGAGCAATCAAAGGAAGAGCAAGTCCAGGGTTGGTGCAGAACCAGAATTGAAGAGGAACGTACAATGTGGTTTCTGGAAGAGCATTACGAGGAGCACAAACTTGACGAGGAGCCAAGGAGTCACAAGGTCCGTCAACTTCAGAGAAGGAAGGATCAGTGATGAAAGTAAGTTGAGTGGTGTTACCAATCATCTTGAAGTAACCACGCTCTTGTTCAGAGGTCATGGTTAATTGGTTCCAGATGTGCATCCAATCACCATATTGACGGTCAATTCTTTGGCCACCAATTTCAACTTCAACCTGGGCAATTAATTGCTCACCAGGGAAGTCTAACCAACGGGCATAGACACCAGATCCAACGCCAGCAGCGAAGGATGCAATACCCATAAGTTGGTTGATTTCAGGTAAAGTGACTTGTAAGTAAGTTCTGTAAGCAAGATCACCGTTTCTGCTGATGGTACATTGGACACGACGTCCGAAATCAGCTTGACCATTGAAAGTTTGTTCAATGGATTCAATTGCAAAGTTAGTATATCTACGATAAGTAACCTTCCAGAAAGTAATTTGTGGATTACCAGTTAAGTACACATCTTGTGCACCATAAGCTACGAGTTGCATGAGTCCGCCTCCCATTTTATACATTCCTAAAAGAAAAAAAAATTTTGGAAAATTAATTAATTAAATATTAATTTAATTAATCAATGTATTATTTACCTTCATAATTATGAAAGTAATTTATTTATATCAGCATTATCCTTCATAAATATAGCCAAATATGATTCATCAAATACTTCTTTTTTTCCTTCATGATTTTTTGTGAATATATATGAATCTTTTCGTTTTTTAATTGACCAACCATTATCTAAAGCATTAAATAAAAAAATCATTTTTTGGAATTTCATTTTATCTATCTCTAAATGTTGTTTGTTGTCTATTTTTATTTCTATGTCCATGTAAATTACTAAATTATATTATATTATATTTTAGTATTTAAACTAATTAAAGCAATAATTGAAGTCTTCAAACCCTAATCTCAACACCTTTGGACATTTAAACCCTCCCTTAAGGGAGATTAAATGAGACATAATAACACATTTGTAAAAAAAAAATTTAAGTTATTTTTAATAAACCTACTCTAATATAATTTTGTGCTTTTCTCAAATCTCCACTTTTCAATGCTGGAATGGCAATGTTAAAATATATGTCATACAAATTGATTAAACAAACATAGTTTGGTTCTGATTTACCAAACCATTTATAAACATTTTGATGTTTAGGCAGTTTAATTACACTTTTATTGAATTTTTTTGAAAAATCTAATTGTAATTTATTTAGCAAAAAATCTAATTCTGATAATATTTGTTTTTCTTGTGTATTTGGTTCATTGAAAAAATTAACATAATTACAAACAATTATGTTTTGTTCTAAAGTTAATTGTTGTAATAAATTGTTTGTAAATGTAGTTTGTAATTCTGTATCATAATGTTTATTGATAAAGATATAATCAATTTTGTCATTAGCTGAGGAAGATTGAATTTTATCATTTAATATTGTTTTATTTTCTTCAAGTTCTCTATTATTAAATATGTCAATAATTAATAGTAATATTTTACCTGTATGTAAGTATTGGTTTAAAAATTCTGGAAATAATTGATTTATTCCGGTATTTATTGAAATTGGATAATCTTCATAACTATGATATTTAGCACCTATTGCAATATAAAATGTAGAATAATTTGGTATAACGTGATTTATATTTTCTAAATCTAAACTTTCTCCTCCTACTAATCTATTTGTTGTTTTTCTCCGTTTACTTGTTATGTTGTTTTTTCTAACATTTTGTTTATTTCGTTTTTTATAACATTTTGTTTTGTTTTTATATTTGTAATTTTTTTTGTTATGTTGTTTCATATATAATATATTTATAAAAAATGTTTATTATTGGAATTCTTTAATATATTTATATAAATAAATAATTAAATATTTCTACCAAATCATATATATATATATATTTTAATGCCATCATTTAAACCAAAAGCTGCTAAAAAAGTTAAAGTTTGTAAAAAATATACAACAACTCTTGACGGTAAGCATAAAGAGTTTGTGAATGAATTCACTAAAAATGAATTTGATGTTATTCCTAGATTAAAAGAGGAAAGATATAGTTTATCCAAACAACTTGAAATTGAAACAGAACTAACAATTGACGAAATTATGGAAATTAAAGATCGTATTAAAGAAATAAATGAAAATATCAAAGAGTTAAAGAGTAAGAAAAATAATTATTATCTTGATAACTCTCAATATATATTTGAGTACTTTGAAAACAAAAAGAGTATTAACAATATTGAAGAAACTAACAAAGTTGTTACATCTAAAAATCAATTGCTATTTAATATTTTTAAAATTAAACAAGATGAATCTGATAGAGACAAACATATTAATGAAAATAAAAATAAAAATCTTGTTCAAAAATATTTAAGTAATATTGATGAATCATTTTTAGATATTAACACATTTGTCAGAGAAACTGACATATGTCAAAGTTGTTATAAAGGCGAAATGATTCCACTTGATGATGAAGGTGTGCTTATTTGTAATGTTTGTGCTGTTAATATTCCATATCTTATTGAAAATGAAAAACCTAGCTATAAAGAACCTCCAAAAGAAGTATGTTTTTATGCTTATAAAAAAATTAATCATTTTAAAGAAATTTTAGCTCAATTTCAAGGCAAAGAAACTACACAAATACCAGATGATGTTATTGAACAAATTCAACAACAAATTAAAAAAGAAAGAATTGGTCTTGAACAACTAACACATTATAAAACTAAAGAAATACTTAAAAAATTAGGGTTTAATAAATATTATGAACACATCGCATTTATTAAAAATAAATTGGGAATCAAACCACCTGTTTTCAGTCCCGAATTAGAAGATACATTATGTAATTTATTTATGGAAATTCAAGCACCTTATGCTAAAACTTGTCCTGATTATCGTGTTAATTTTTTGAATTATTATTATGTACTTTTTAAGTTTTGCGAGCTCCTTGAAGAGACACAATATTTACATGATATTCCCTTATTGAAGGATCGTGAAAAACTTATTGAACAAGATGAAACCTGGAAAAAAATGTGTATTGAATTAGATTGGGAATTTATACCTACTGTTTAAGGTCTGGGCATATTTGCCTCACTAATTTCTCTACTATCAATATAAGCTAATGGAGTTGTTTCTTCTTCTGTTGTAAATCCTCTTCCACCATAATATCGTCTTCTCCTATGTTTTCTTGTTTTCTTTGTTTTCTTTGTTTTCTTTGTTTTCTTTGTTTTTCTTTTGTTGGTTCTTTTCTTATTTGTTCTTCTTTTTCCACCACTAGATTCCCCAGAAGTATTTCCACTATTATAAGAATCTTCATTATTTACATTTTCATTATCTGAAAATACAAATTCTGGTTCATCAAACTCATCAACTTCTTCAACTTCTACATCTTCTCCTCCAGGAATGCTTGAAATATTTGAAAATCCTGAATTATTTAAACTATTATTACTATATTGTGATATAGCTTCACGTGTTGTATTTAAAGATTCATCTGCGTTATCTATATCAACATCAATAGCTTGTAATGCTGCTATAATTTGATCAGGAGTTTGAGCTTCAGGGAAAAATGGTGGATTATTACCAGCAAGTGAAAGTTGTATAAACGCTATATCCATATCTGGATATTGATTTGTTAGATATTCAATCTGTTGTTCTGTAAACCCATTTTGGTTTAAAAATTCAGAATTATCTTTACCTATTCCACCTTTCATCTTTCTTGAAGCTCTTCTATTTCTACGTTGAACTCTTTTTCTACTATATCTTCTATGCTTTACCATAATATATTATAATATGATTAAAATATATTACTTAATATTTATAAATCAATTTATAGACCCCCAGGGAAACCAACAAGATTAGCACCAATACCAAAACCGGCGCCAGAACGAGCAGTAACACCCATAGAAGGAATGTAAGTATCTAAAATAGCGAAAGTGGCGGCAGCAGTTAATGCAATTAAAGCAATTTCCTCAAGGTTCAATGAACGTTTTGGAATAGCAAAAGCAGCAATAGCAACCATTAAACCTTCAATCAAATACTTAATAATGCGCTTAATAAGTTCGGTAACATCAAACATACCCATCTTTATATAAATTAAAAAGAAAAAAAATAATAATTTATTAAATTAAAACTTAAAACTAAGAATTTACTAAATATTATAATGAGTAAAAATAACGCCGCAAAAAAGGGGTTTGAAAGAAAACATAAGAAGGATGGGTCACCCAATCCTAAATATGTTGATTTATTAGAAGTTGATAAGCCTATCGCTGGACAAAAATTTGGATGTTTTTCATTTATTTCCCCTGAAAAGATCCTAAAACAACGCGAAATGTTCTATTTTGAAGAATTCTTAAAGCAATGGGAATTGAACAAGTCTATGGAGAAATTTCACCAATTTCTAAATTTTATTTCATTTAAATATAAGCTACAGTTTGAAGAAGTAATTAAAGATTTTGAATCTTTTGTTAAAGAAGAACGCGAAACTATTATTAGTTCATCTATTGAAGATGATTATAAAACCTTTTTGGATCGTGAAGAAGAGGAACTTGAAAAGAAATTTAATGTTAAACATAATTTCCAAACATCTACTAGAGGATTCAAGTCTAGAGGTAATTTTGCTTCTCAAGAAGAGGCTGAATTACGTGCTAAACTTTTGAGAGAAACTGATCCATCTTTTGATGTTTTTGTTGGACCTATTGGTACTTGGTTACCTTGGGAACCTGAAGCATATAAGACTGGTCGTGTTGAATATATGGAAGAGGAATTGAATCAACTTGCTCAGGAGAAGAAGAAAAATGAAGAAATTGCTAAATCTGCTTTTGAACAACGTGTCAAGGAAACTAAGCAAAAAGCTATTGATGAAAATAAGAAAAATGCAGAAAAACATGGTAATGTTATTACACAAGATATAAATGAAGATGGTGAACTCGTTGGTGTTGGTCACACTACAACTGAACAAACATTCAATTCTAAAGAACCTGAGACTATTTCTGTTGCTGATATTAGAAGTGAATTGTTTGATGGTGAAAATGTTGTTGTTGGTAAGTCTGATTATGGTCAGAGTCAATTAAAGTCAGGTCCTTTCGCTAAAAAATCTGATTAAAATATAAAATGATATAAAATTTATTGTTAATTTAATAATAAATTTTATTAAAATAAATCATAATTTCCTGGTTTTTTCTTTTCATCTTCTAATCCACGAAAATAAATTTCTAAACGGGGTATTTCTTTTACTGCTGGAAATATACAAACAAAAATGGAAATATATAAACTATACTTCCAAATGCTTCAGCACCAAGCCTATTTAAATAAAAATCTTCAGGTTTCTCACAATAATTTGAATTATTCAAATATTTTTGTATTTTCTTCATGTTTAAAATTATTATATTGAATTTCCGATAAAATCCTTATTATCACCAACTGACAAATAATAATAATGGTATTCTTTTACTCATATTAATAGATATAACTGTAATAATTTATTTAAATTATTTATATAAATGATTTCTTGGAATTAACGCAGAGTCATTATTAATATTATTATTTCTGTAATTTGAGTATCTAATTACATTATGTAATTTTATTACTTTTGGGTTATTATTGTTAGTGTTAGTGTTAGTGTTAGTGTTAGTGTTAGTGTTAGTGTTAGTGTTAGTGTTAGTGTTAGTATACAATTTAACAATTTGACGAACTAAATCACTTCGATGTATATCTGTACTGTTAAGTTCTATTAAAACTATATTTTTTAATGGTAATTCTGTATTTTTTATTTTATTAATTAAATCCTTTAAACCATTATTTTCTAATTTATCACTTTGTTCAAGATCACCAGTTATTACTAATCTACTATTTACTCCTATTCTTGTTAATAACATATACATTTGATTTGGACTGCTATTCTGCATTTCATCAGCAATAATAAATGAATTTTTAAATGTTCTACCTCTCATAAAGCCCAATGGAGATATTTCAATTTGACCGTTTAATACTAAATTATTCACATTTGATTTTGAATAATGTTCTTCAAAAATATCAAATATTGGTCTTGTCCAAGGGTCCATTTTTTTATTTATATTTCCAGGTAAAAATCCTATATCTTCTTCAACTGGTACTAGTGGTCTTGTTATTATTATTTTCTCAATACTATTATCTTTTAAATTACTTATAGCGCAATTACATGCCATCAATGTTTTACCTGTTCCAGCAGGGCCGACAACAATTATTATATTATCTTCTTTTTTATTTAATTCTGTAAAATATTTATATTGATTTATCGTTTTGGGTTTATATAAAATTTCTAATTTATTTTCTAAATTATTTTCTAAATTTTTTTTTTTTTTTAAAAATAGTTTTATATTATTTCTGCTTGCAATCATAAGGTTTTTATTAAATAAAAGATAGCTATTGACTAACAATAAAAATCCTAAAGGAAGAATTTTAGTAAACATTATATATACAATTTATTAAAATTTTCACCATTTACTTTTTTTCACAGCAATCTTTGGTCCTTGACCACGTTTCTTTACATTACTTGGGTCATATTGTTCACCATCTTCATCGTCATCATTTATTTGTTTTGATAAGTCCCAGAATTCTTTTGAACCTAACCTAAAGTCATTGTGCGGATCTGCTTTATACCAAAATACTTGATCTTGTAATTTATTTGATTTTGAATTATTATTTATAACTAAACATTCAAAATTTTCAGTACATTGATCCATTACTTGGCAGAATGATTCAAATGTTGGAAACATGCCAGCATAATTATCATAAATACGTTTTCTATTTGCTATATATGGTTCTCTCAAAATAAATACATAATCTATGTTAGTTCTTAATGTTGGAGGAATACCTAATGGATATTGCATAGTAATTAGCAACATTACCTTCCAGTGACGACCATTCATAAATAATAAACGCATCATTTTATCACGTGCCCATGTATTATCATATAAACAATCATCTAAAATAACAAATGTTCTAGGATCAATTGTACTGCGTTTAAAAGTTTCCATCTCTTTCTTTATTTGTTTTAACACGCCTCTTTGACGTTTTAAAATATTTTCAATAATTGCGGTGTTATATTCATTATGGATAAATAACTTTGGAACCATTTTACCATAAAAACCGTTTCCTTCTTCAGTTCCAGAAATTACTGTTCCTATTGGAATATCCTGATGATAATACAGAAGATCTCTAACTAAGAAAGATTTACCAGTATCGCGTCTTCCTATTAATACAATAACAGGACCTTTAGATTCATTTGGCTTAAAGCTTATACTTTTCATATCAAAACGTTTTAACTCTAAATTCATATATTTATATTAGACATATAAAAATAATTTATTTTAACGTATTTGTTGAAAACTTTATCAAATATTAAGGATTGTTTAAACTTTATAAAAATAATAAGTTAAATACTATTTTAATTAATATTTTTATTAGCTAAATGACTATTTCTGTTAATTATCAGAAGAGAAAGAATGTTAACCTTTTCAACAAGTTTCAAACTAACAAGAGGATAAATTTATCTTATGTACAAAATTATATTCCAATATATGATAGATTTTTTTCATTGAATAATACTAATTGGAATTCTATTAATTTAAATCATCGTTGGGCTATATCTGACATAAAAGATTCACATAAATCTAGAAAAAATAGAGATGATGATGATGAACATATTTTTCATTGTAAGCTTAAACATATATCAGATGATGACGATATTTCTAATATACAAAAAGTATTTATTAAAATGGCGCCTCTATTAGATCCATTTAAATATTTAGTCGGAAAATATAATTATAATGATTCACAATTATTTAATTTACCATCATTTGATAAATCTATTAAAGTTCATCCTAAAATTTCTGACCCTAATAATTCATCATTTATTGATGGATTTTTCTCATTTCTAACAAGTAAAGTTTTACATGAACATCAATTTATCCATGGTCTAGATTATTATGGCTCTTATTTAGCAATCAAAAATGATTATAAAATTAATATTATTGATGATCTTGATTATTTAATTCAATCGGATTTTTTTAACAAACAAAAGGGGACTCTATTTAGTGTTGAAGATTATTCACATTTAATTACTCCTAATGAAGTTAACCATTACAACCACTCAAAATTTCTACTAGCTTAAAGTCTGTATTATCTGTTAAATCTATTGATGAGAATATATTTGAAAATATTTTTGATAACAATGAACAAGACTTTGTATCCCTTAGTGATATTAAAACAAATGGTCAAGAACTTATTGATATTACGAACTCTAATTATTTTGATATAATTAATCAAAATAAGTCTGAAACATTAAAATCTGGGTCAACTTGCTCATCTAGAACATCTCATACAAATGATGATGATTTAGAAGATATTGAAAATGAGTATGACGATGAAAATAATTATGAAAATAATAATGATAATAATGATAATAATGATAATAATGATAATAATGATAATAATGATAATAATCCTACTAAAAATATTAATAAAAGTTCTAGTTCTTCAGAACTAACAAGTTATTCTAATGATGGAGAAGATGACCAAAATGATAGCCAATTTGATGGTTGCGATTTATCAACAATTGAAGAAGAATCTATTATGTTAACATTTCCAAAATTTCCTGTACAAGTTATTTGTATGGAAAACTGTGAAAATACATTTGATGATTTAATTATTAATAATGAGAATTTAAGCGATGATGAGTGGTTTTCGGCTTTAATGCAAATTATTATGATTTTAATTACTTATCAAAAAATGTTTTCATTTACTCATAATGATCTTCATACAAATAATGTTATGTATATTCCTACTAACAAAAAATTTATTTATTATACTTATAAGAAAAAAACCTATAAGGTACCAACATTTGGAAAAATATATAAACTAATTGACTTTGGACGTGCTATATATAAATTTAATGGTAAATTATTTTGTAGCGATAGTTTTCAAACTGGTGGAGATGCAGCTACACAATATAATACTGAACCATATTTTAATGATAAAAAACCTCGTTTAGAACCTAATTTTAGTTTTGATTTATGTAGATTAGCTTGTTCTATTTTTGACTATGTTGTTGATGATTTTGATTCCATTAAAAATCTTAATGGATGCTCTCCATTAGTTAGATTAATAGTAGAATGGTGTATTGATGATAATGGCATTAATATGTTATATAAAAATAATGGGATTGAACGTTATCCTGATTTTAAACTTTATAAAATGATTGCACGATATGTTCATAAACATACTCCTCAACTACAATTAGAACGTCCAGAATTTAATAAATATTTAGTATCCAATAAAAACATTTCTAAGAATGAATTTATTATAAATATTGATGATTTACCATCATATATTTAAAAAAATAATTATTATTGAAAATCTTATTATTGAAAATATTATTATCTCTATCTATAATAATATTATGGCAAACTATGGATTTATAATAACCAGGCATGTTAATTCAGAACAAACTAATAAATATTGGAATCAATGTGTAAAATTAATAAGAACATTTTATCCTTTAAGGCAAATTGTTATCATTGATGATAATAGTAATCAGGAATTAGTTAAGGCTGATTTTGATTATAAAAATTTAACGGTTATTCAATCTGAATATCCTAAGAGAGGTGAACTTTTACCATATTATTATTATTTAAAATACAAATGGTTTCCTAATGCTGTTATAATACATGATAGTTTATTTATACACAGAAGAATTTCGTTTGAAAAATTAGCTGTACCTGTATTACCACTATGGCATCATAGTTATGATAAAGAAAATTTATCTAATATTATTCGTATAGCATCATCATTAAAAAATAATAAATTTTTGATAAATAAACTAATTAAAAAGGAAGAAACAATAATTAATCTCGGATTTTCAAATGATAAATTTAATTTATGTTTTGGAGGTCAATGTTATATTAAATTAGGATTTTTAGAGTTATTACAACAAAAATATGGAATAACTAATTTAGTACATTCTATTCATAATAGAACTGACCGTTGTGGACTTGAAAGAATATTAGGATTATTATTTTGTCAAGAATATCCTAAATTACTTAAAATTGGTTCATTATTTGGAGATATTATGGCGCAACCAAGAGCATTTAATTATAATTATAATGATTATAATAATGATTTAAAAAATAGAAAAGTTATTAAACCATTTGTAAAAGTATGGACTGGTCGTTAAAATGGAGGATTATCAGTAAATGCTAAAGGAGCAGATGGAATTTCTGTTTCATTAATAACTGGTTTTAGTTGGTGTATAATAAAACTACCACATACAACACTTACATAAACTAACAAAGAATCTCTAATCAAAAATTTTAAAGGTTTTGGTTCTTGATCAACGTACCTCATTTCTAGAAATTTGCCAATAAAAAAAATTACGGATATGATTCCAGCTACTAAAAATATATTATCCATATTACAATATATTTTTACATTTCTAAAATTCAAATAACGCATTTATCAGAAAAATTTGGCTCAACCTTTAAGAAAGGTGGAATTTTATGCTAAAACTTCAATATCATCTAACAAAAGATCTGTATCTAATTTTACTTCTGGAGGATTAATATTATGCACATCTAAAATATCTAAAGACACTTCTTCATTAGAAATCTTTAGTTTTTCTTCATCTTCTTCTTCTTCCATCTTTCTTTGCATATTTCTTAAAGCACTAATTTCTTCTAATCTTTCAATAGTCTTTGGCGCCTCTACAAGCTCTTCTTTGCCGTTCTTTGTCATAACAGAGTCTACGTCATTAAATTTTAAAGTAATATTTCCATCTTTTCCTTCAAAAATAGCTTGTTTTTCAGTAACTGGTGGTGGTTCAATAACTTGCTCTTTAATTTCTTCAACAACATCTTCTTCAACTGTTTCATCCATATATGCTTTTAATATACTTTCAACTGGAATGCTATCTCTTACTGCATTTAAAATACATTCTTGAACAATAATCTCCAATTCTCTACTGTGTCTTTGAATTTGTAGAGGAGGACAGTTCAATTCAAATAGATAAACGTTTTTGTAAACTTTTCTGGCAACATTAATGTAACATTTATGAACAAAATCTTCTAATTTTGGAATATTTATGTCGATTTTCTTTTGTTTTTGTCCAACTCTCATTGCTGTTAGTAATTTAAGTTGAATAATATGAATACATGTAACTAATTCTTCTAAATAAGAACAGCCACTTCTTTCAATAATTCTCTTTTTTTCCGTTTCAATAATTGTACCATTCCATTTTGGAATTCTAGTAATAAAGTTTTGGAAAGTCATGAGATATTTTTCAGTTTCATTGTTATCTTTACAGAGTTTATATGATTCATCAAAAATAGATTTTAATCCTTCAATGATTAGTGGAGTTAAAATAGTAAGTAATCGGGCTCCCCATTCATTCTTTGATTCGTGTAATGAACTAACATTAAAATCATCCATAATGTAAATATTTGATGAAATATTTTTATTATTTAAACTAATTTGCTAAAGTATTAACTCATTGTGACTGAAATTTATTATAATTTTTAGTTACAATATTTTGACACCATTTATCATCACATATATAAAATTAAAAATTTGCCGAAAAATTCAATCATAAAAATATTTCAAAAAGTATTTTAGGTTTTTGATTTTGGACATTTTTTTTATGTCCAATTTTGAAAAATCCAAAATAGTTTTGAAAAAGACCCTCAAAGTTGTGGTTTCTGAGCATAATGGTCTCATTTTCAATTTTTGATCGAAAAAAAGTGTTACGATAATTTTTTTTATATTTTTGAAAAAATTATTTAGGCGTTTTTTATATAAGTATATTATACTGACAAATGACTTATATTTTTACGCAAAAAACGCCACCAAATTTTGAATGTAATAAATGTGACTTTAAATGCTTTAAACAAAGTGATTGGAACAGACATTTATTAACACGTAAACATAAAAATACTGACATTTTTCCAAAAAGCACTTACATTTTTCCGCAAAAAAACGCCGAAACATTCCAATGCACTTGTGGAAAAATATATAAACATAGGCAAAGCTTATTCAATCACAAAAAAAAATGCGTTGTAATTAATAAAACAAAAATGATTATTGATGTTATTAAAGATGACAAAAATGTTCAAGATTTTCTTATGGAACAGAACAAACAACTCATTGAACAACTCTCACATCAAAATAAACAACTCATTGAACAAAATAATAGACTCATTGAATTATCACAAGGTAATACTATTGGCACTATTAATAATACTGTTAATACTAACAGTAATAATAAATTTAATATAAATGTATTTTTAAATGAAACCTGTAAAGATGCTATTAATTTAACTGATTTTGTAAATCAAATCACTTTAAGCTTAGAAGATCTTGAAGAAACTAGTAAAGTTGGCTATGCTGAAGGTATAAGTAACGTATTTATTAGAAATCTAAAAGATATTGATTATAAAGAAAGACCAATACATTGTAATGATTTTAAAAGAGAAGTATTATATATTAAAGATGATAATCAATGGGTTAAAGACAATAAAGAAAAACTAACAAATGCTATTAAAATTGTCGCTAATAAAAACATAAAACAGATTCCTGATTGGCAAAAAGCTAATCCTGAATATAACAATCCTAAATCTAAACAGAATGACAAATATATGAAAATGTTGTGTGAAGTTATGTCTGGTTCATCTAAAGAAGAACAACAAAGAAATTATAATAAAATTATTAAAAATATTTCCAAAGAAGTTATTATTGATAAAGATAAGTTTTCATCATAAATATAATATATTACTTTTTACGAGTTTAATATATTATATAAAAGTCATATTTTCTAAACACATTTTTTTATCTATAAAAGTGAAGTTAATCACAAATATTAATAATAATTTTTCATTTCTAAACTCTTTTCTTATTTTGTTAAATGCTATTAATAATTCATATCTTTTCTCATCATCTAGTGAGAAACAACCATCTTCAATTAATTTTATTATATCTAAACTATTATATGCTTTCTCATATAATTTTGTTACAAAAACTTCTAATTCTTCCACAGACATATTTGGGTTGACTGATTTTTGTATTTCTTTTTTTAACCAATCACTTCGTTGATTTTTAATATCTGTTAGTTTAAATGTTTCTTCAAGATTAAATTTGTATAAATTCAATGTTTTACCTTTATATTCCGGTTCTGATATATATATTTCACAAAATCGGGATAGAATTGGCTTTAATAGTTTGTACTTATCTTCTACGATTATAAAGAACCTTGTATTATGACTGAATAATTCAATACAACGTCTTAGCGCTGATTGAGCATCCATTGTTAGTTTATCACCATTAAATAACACAATACTTTTGAATGTATCTCCACCATTTGAATGAATATGCGTTTTTGCAAAGAATTTTAATTCTTCTCTAATAAATTTAATACCTTTTCCGTGAGCACAATTTACGTACATTACAAGATCTTTTATTTTTTCTCTATTTCCATCGTAAATTAATGAAATAAAATCATTTACAATTGTACTTTTACCTGAACCACTTGGACCATTAAAAATAATATTTGGTATCTTATGTATTGAATTAAAGTATTCTAGTTTTTCTTTTATATTTTGATGTATTTCTAGTGACATGTGTTGTGTTAACTATTATTATCTAAGTCTTTTTATATTTTAATATAACGTATTTATTATATTTGGCTATCATATTTTAAAAGATATGAAGTTAATGATTTATAATATAAATCATAAGATAGATTAGGAGCTAATTCTGATTTTGACATTGTTACTGAACAACCTCCACTTTCTAATGCAGATACATCAAAACTAGTTATTCCAAAATCTAATGCTTTATGAATTATTTGTTCTACTTCATCTTCTCTACCGGGTTTAACATGTAAATGTAAAGATAAATTTTTATAATTTTTATCTTTATTTAAATGATATATAATATAAGTAAAATCATCAAGTGTTAGTGTACCACATGTATCTGATAAACATAATATATTTGGTTTTAATTGCTGATATTTTAAAATTTTGTCAATAACAATATTATTATTTATTTTACCCTCAATAGGACATTCATTAACACAAGATACGTATAATTTTATAGTATACTGTCCTGGTTTATCATCTAAAGTATGAATCATATTATTTATTTGTTGAAATGTCGTATCAAGCGACATTTTAGTATTTTTCATTTGAAAACTCTCTGAAACAGATGTAATAAATGAAAAATTACTTAATCCAATGAATTTATTAATATTTTGAAACTGAGTTTCATTTGGTATCAAAATAAAATTATTAATTTTTGGTTCATATGGTTCCAATTGACACCATTCAATCCAATTAAAGAAAGAATCACTGTCTTGAAAAATAGGTAACACTTTATTTGATACAATAGAGCCAATTTCTATATTTAGAGGTTTATATTTTTGTTTAATTTGGTTATATAATTCAACTTTATCAGCAGGTTTAATTGTTAATTGTTGTTCTTTTGTTAAACCTTGTAATCCATCTCTTAAAGTAACATCAAATGGTCTTACTTTGATTAATTTGTTAACATATTTATTTAATATAGTTTTATCACTTTCACAAAAAATTTTGAAAGAGCGAGCACAACTAGGATAACATGACATTTTAAGCATTGTATATTAAAATGTTATAAAATCTTTAAACCCGTTTTTTATATATTTGGGTTTTTATACAGAACTGGTCAAACTATGAGTGTAAGGATTTTCCTTAAATGCAGTTAATAAATCTGGAGCAATACGATCACAACCAATACAATTGTCCATATATTGAGGAACTTGGGAAACTTTTCCGTATGTTTGAACAGATGGTCCATTTGGAATAACAGCTTGTGGTGCCCATAATCTATTATTATTACGGTCAGAATCTAATTTGGCCATAGTTACATTAATTTGTGAATTGAAATGTTTAGCATTTCCTTGATTAGTGCGTCCAGCAATAGTTTTTTCTTTTGCCTCACTGTTAGTTTGTCTATAAACGGCATCATATTGACGATTACCATATTTAGATGACATTCCCATAAAGCTATCATGATTAACAGTGTCTCTTTGATTAGCAATTGATTGTTGTTCATTTACTAAATATCCAGCATTATCTCTTTGACTGTTAATGTATCCATTTGGTTGATAAATAGTAGTTTCCTTAATTGTTGTATTAGGTACATCGCCAGGTGTTAGTACATAGTTTCCAGGAACCTCTCCAACCATATTACCATATACACGCATATTACATGAATACTCTTCTTTTCTAGAAGGTTTTAATATATCCATAATTGGAGCAATAACGGCGCCTAAAGCACTAGAAAATCCGGAACCAAAAATTTGAGGTTGTTGATTTACAGAACGATTATTCTCATAATTAGTATGACTATTGTGATGTTTCTCTGCTGCTTGATGTTGAAGTGGAGCAGATCTAGTCGCAGTTGAATGTCCAACATCAAATCCTTCTAATTGTGTTCTTTTTGACTCTTCATGTCTTGTAGGAACATAACTAGCAGTTTTAAGGACAGCATTAGGTGTTCCATGTTGATATGTAGTTGTTTCATTTCTGGTAGATGGTTTAACAATATAATCAGGAACTAATTGTCCAGCTTTTTCAGCTCCAGTGGTAGTTAACCAACGATCTTGTGTATTAATAAAGAATGTATCTGGTCTATATTTTTCTACTTTACCTTCAATACCAACATTTTTAATTTGACTTTGAGCAGGTCCTTGAAGTCCATTTAAATCATATTCTTGTTTTGGATTGGTAGCAACACGAAGTTCATCAACAGTTTTTGGTAACCATTTATCACGTGCTTCCATTCCAGCATTAAATCCATGACTGCCATCAGCAGTATATCCTTTATCTAGACCTGGACCAACACGAATAGATTCAAATGGTTTAACCATATTATTTCTATTAACAGGATTTTGTCGTGATTGATAAAAATCGCTCATATCAGGCATTCCATAAGTCCATTGTACATTTTCTTGAGGTTTGAATAGAGGTGCTTGTTCAATCTTTTTAATAACTTGAGAACCATTTCCTACATAATTGTCTAAAATAGTCTCAGCATTATTATTATTATAAATTTGTCCTTTTGGTTTCCGTCCATTGAAAGGAACCATATTATTATGTGTAAACATTTTAGTATCCATATAGTCACCTGTTAATGAATAAAACTGTTGAATATTGTTGCTAACAGGTATTCCAGCTCTTTCTTTTTGTTCATATACATTCTGATTAAAATATTTATCAGTAGCTTTGTTAGGATTGGGATATTCCTGAACATTGTCAATAAGTTCCTTATTATTCATAATAGGATAATTTTGTGGTGGAACATTTGTATTAGGAAGATAATTACTAAATTTAGATTCTGGTGTTTTTTCTTGTAAGTTAGTTCTAATTCCCATATTTGTAAACGGTTCAGTCTTTCTTTTAAGGCATTCTTTATTTTGATTTTGATTAGAAATGACATACATTCCACCTAATGCAACTAATGGTATAGCTAATTCCATATTATATATATAGGTTTAAAAAAAAAGTATTAATTTATTTTATAAAATATATGTTATTGAATATATATTTTAAAAAACAATTTAAAGGTCTTTAAATTAAAATTTAAATATATTATTTACATTTTCTTACAATCATTCTTACAAATACTTGTTCCTACACTATTTTTACCCTTATATTGACTATTATACACGTCTGTTGGAACCGTATAAAATTGATTATTATCTGGAACACATTGATATTCTCTTTTAAAATGCTCCTTTTCTAAAATTCTTGTACTTGTATAGCTATTAAAAGGCATTTCTATGTGAGCCTGGGGATTATTAGGTAAAATATATGCGTGATTTTGTTGTAAATCTCTTGCTGTCCAGGCTGGCATAATTGCTCTTGATTGCTCTGTTGTTAAAAATGTATCACATATCGGATAATCTATCGGAGACGCGTATATTGTTTGACGTTTAAATTTTTCTTGATTTACACAATCTCTCGTTAGTTGTCTGTCTATTCCTAAAAGGAAACTTTGAATATCTATACTATGTGTCCATAAATTACCTCCCCATTTTTGAGGAATTATTTGAGGGTCTAACATAAAACATGGTTTTGGACCTGAACCAGGAACATCTAAATACCATCTTTCTTGATCTGTTTGTTGTTGTAATTGTTTTATAATTCTTGCTTCATCATCATGAAATCTTGTAAATGCCATTATTATATAATATATTAATATTTTTCAATATTAATATATTATTAATTTAAATATAAATAAATATTTATAACTATAATTATATATAATGGAAGAACTAATTGATTCTGATTTGATTAATTCAGCAAATAATGATATTACTTTAAAATTATTTTCAAAAAATTTAATTATGCAAAAATTTCTTCTTAAAAAAGTTTATCATCTAGCTTGGCATATTTTTCATTCCTTTTCTGTATTGTATCCTGTTAATCCAAGTGAAGCAGAACAATCTGATGTTAAAAATTTTTTATTAAGTATGAAATCTAACTTAAAACTATTTTGTTCTACATGTGGAGGAAATAGTAAAGATATCTTTATTGAGTCATATAATATTGATAATGCTGTTAGTTCAAGAGACAATCTAATACAATTTTTTTGTGAATATCACAAAACTATCAATACTCAATATAGACCTGACTCTAAATCATATAATTATAATTCTGATTTATATGATAAAACTTACATAATTAATAGATATACTCAAAATGACTATATAACTTTAATTGAGACTAAATATAATATAAATTTATATAAGCTTTTTCAAATTAGACAACTTACTAATTTTTTTCCTATTTTTACAGACAAAGTTAGACAGATAGTATCTGACAAAACATATGATTTTTCTATTAATTTTATTAAAATAAATAATTAATTAACTATTATACAAATTTAATTAATTATTTTATATTTATGAATTATTATTTGATGGATTAAACATAGGAATACCATATTGCCCTATTCCAATACCGGGATTAAACCATGCATTACCATTATTATTAAATTGATTTAATATATTGTCATATGTTGCTATAAATGTAAATTTACCTGTAACATATCGTCTATCAATTGAACTTGTTCCATACTCTATAGCCCAAAACCATTCTATAAACGCATCTTCTGGATAAACCATTGAATTTGGATCATTACCATTTGTTATAGCACAGAAATATTTTCTTTTATCACAAAATAATAAATTTTGTATATTGGGTTGAACTTGACAGTTTATAGTTACTTGATGGATATATGATGTTGGATTAGCACAAATAAATGGAGTTGACGCTTCTTCGCATTCATATAATGTATATTCATATGAGTTAAGTGAACAGGTTGATATTTGAGAACCAGGAATTAAACTAACGTTACATGAAGGTATTGAATACGCTGTAGAATAATATATCCCAATTCCTTGAAATGCTGGTAATGTTAAATTTGTTGTATCAGGTATTGATTGATAATCAATTCTAAATAAAGAACCTATACCTGTTGATCCTTGAGCTCCTGTTGATCCTTGAGCTCCAGTTGAACCTTGTGTTCCTGTTACTCCTTGAGCTCCAGTTGAACCTTGTGTTCCTGTTACTCCTTGAGCTCCTGTTGAACCTTGTGGTCCTGTTGGACCTAATTGCGTATTCATAACTTGATGAACTGTTAATAACACAGAAGGAACATTAGGACCATATAGTGGTCCAGGTCCTGGTGGTCCAGGAGGATATGCCACAAGTTCTATATTATTATTATCAGCAGTCCATACAAGTCTAAATGTTTCATTTGCCGTAGTTGTCTTAATAAAAAAATTCCATGCAGCGACTTGAGGAGCATTAGATGAGCTTAATTCAACACTTGTATTGGACCAAGGTACGGTAATTCCGTTTTGCTCTAACCATATATATATAGTGCTTCCAGTTCCACCACTAGTAATTACAACTTGAGCAGAAAATTGAATATTATAAACTCCAGGATTTACTATTGTAAATGTATCATTTGTTAATGTAGTAGTGGTTAGATTTATACCATTATTACCTGCTGCGTCGATATAAAATTTTTCAAAAAATCCAGTATTACCTGGTGAAGTAATACTCATAACTGCTGTTGAACCAAATGAACCATAATATCCTAAAGCACCACCAGGTCCTGTAGAACCTTGAAATCCTTGAGCTCCTGTAGTTCCTTCAGCTCCTGTAGTTCCTTGAGCTCCTGTAGCTCCTTGAGAACCTGTTGCACCTTGACTTCCTGTGTTTCCTTGAGAACCTGTGTTTCCTTGAGAACCTGTGTTTCCTTGTAATCCTGAGCCAGTTGCACCTTGACTTCCTGTATTTCCTTTAGAACCTGTTTCTCCTTGAGTTCCTGTGTTTCCTTGGAATCCTGAGCCAGTTGCACCTTGACTTCCTGTGTTTCCTTGAGAACCTATTGCTCCTTGAGAACCTATTGCTCCTTGAGAACCTGTGTTTCCTTGTGATCCTGAACCAGTAGCACCTTGATTTCCAGTAGATCCTTGAAACCCAGCTCCAGTAGATCCTTGAAATCCAGATCCAGTAGCACCTTGAAATCCAGTAGCACCTTGAGAACCTGTTGCTCCTTGAGAACCTGTTGCTCCTTGAGAACCTATTGCTCCTTGAGAACCTGTTGCTCCTTGAGAACCTATTGCTCCTTGAGAACCTGTTGCTCCTTGAGAACCTGTGTTTCCTTTAGAGCCAGTTGCACCTAGACTTCCTGTGTTTCCTTGAGAACCTATTGCTCCTTGAGAACCTATTGCTCCTTGAGAACCTATTGCTCCTTGAGAACCTGTGTTTCCTTGTGATCCTGAACCAGTAGCACCTTGATTTCCAGTAGAACCTTGAAATCCAGCTCCAGTAGATCCTTGAAATCCTGCTCCAGTAGCACCTTGAAATCCAGTAGAACCTTGAGAACCTGTGTTTCCTTGAAATCCTGCTCCAGTAGCACCTTGAGAACCTTGTAATCCTGTTTCTCCTGGACTTCCTGTAGCACCTTGAAATCCTGTATCTCCAGGTGGACCTCCTAACGGACCTTGTGCACCAGTAGAACCTTGCGGACCTTGAGCACCATTACCACCTCCTCCACCACTTGCTCCTCCACATGGATTTATTACATATAAACTTCTATCACAATCTGTTTCACATCTTTTTACACAATTTTTTTTTAAATTTAAATAATTTGAATAACTTGTTGAATATCTTGACATAATAATTAATATATATTAATAAATTAATTATTTGTTATTATTTATAACTTATTTTAAAATGAATGATTTCCTCCTAAAAGCATAATTCTTGCATTAAATGTTGTTGCCGTACCTGCTGGTGGAATTATTGCTGTTATTGATATAACAGATCTTGGATCTTGTAACCATTCAATAGATGATGACCAACTTACATTTGCCCAAACAGATTTAGGAGAATTGCTATCTCCCATATGAATATATAAATTTGCCGCTTCATTGTAAGCACCATTTGGATCAAATAATACAGCATATATTCCATCACAAGCTACACCTAAAGGTACTCCACCCGGTAACCATGTTTGACATGTTATTCCTGTATCTAAAATAGGAGAACCTCCATTTAAAATTGGTGTTAATGATGGTCCACATGTAACAAGATAGTAAATATATTTATTAGTTTGACACAATAAAGAAGTTCCTGCAACCAAAGGTTCATTACCAAATGGATTTACAATTATTCCAGAAGTAATTGCATTAACACTTGTCAAATCCCATCCTGGTCCACCACTGGAAGGTATACTAGGTAAATAAAATGTCGCAAGTAACATACTATGTCTACCCCAAGTTATCTCATATGTACCATTTGAGCTTTGATTGTAAACTGGATCTTGAGTAGGATCATACGCCATCATATAATCTGGGAATCCTTTTCCAGCCTGTCCAGTGGCACCAGTTAATCCAACAGTGGCGTCTCTCATTGGTGCCATATATACAGCTCCTGTTACACCTTGAGTTCCATTCAAAGCGATTCCTCCTTGAGCATTTAATATTATTGTATTTGGTTCTTGGTTTGCTAAACCTGCTGCGTTTCCTATTGCTATTGAATCATTTCCTTGACTAACCTCTCCTGCATTAACACCTATAGCAATAGAATTACCACCTTGACCTGTATGTCCAGCATCATAACCAATAGCAATAGATTGAGCACCTTGAGCAAATTCTCCAGCACCACATCCAATATGAACTTCAGTTGAACCAACTTGCCAAGAAGCTGGTACAGTTGTATCATCCCAATATAAATAATCTGAATAGCAATTTCCTTGAAGTCCAATAACACCTGTTGCTCCTTGAGCTCCAGTAGCTCCTGTGTGACCCTGAGCTCCTGTTGAACCTTGGAATCCTGCTCCAGTAGCTCCTGTGTGACCCTGAACTCCTGTTGGTCCAGTGTGACCCTGAGCTCCTGTTGAACCTTGGAATCCTGCTCCAGTAGCTCCAGTGTGGCCCTGAGCTCCTGTTGGTCCAGTGTGACCCTGAGCTCCTGTTGCACCTTGAAATC